GCGATGGGAGCCGCGGCATCCTTCGGTGGTCGTATCGATGTTATTTTCGTTGGCAATCCAGGAGAACCGGGTTCACATTTTCTGGATCAGTTGGCGAAGGCAACGGGTGGACAGCGATTCGAAGGCGATCTGTCCGATGTCAAGGAGATCACCAGTGCGGTGGTCGGGTTGTTGAACGGTGCGGTGCTCGAAGAAACCGATGACGAAGACGACGATGACGAAGAGGACGACGATGAAGACGAAGACGACGAAGACGAAGACGACCTTTAGCGGAACCGTGGCGTCGCTTGAACGGACGGCACGACGCAATGGTGGGAAGGTTGTCTACCTTCCGCACGTTGTCGTCTCACATATGCAGATCGTGCATGTGGATGGGCACGGCGATATCACTGAGCATGGCACTGGCCGACGACTCGGCCGCTGCGAATAGGTAGGAGATGAAGATGGAGATGAAGATGATGATCGTGTGCGTGTGTGGCACGCGATTGAATGTGTCGATGGCGCAGTACCTGAAGATGCGGTGTCCGAAATGCCAAACGATGTTGGCGGAGGAGATTGAACGACAGGCATCGCGGAATTCGAAGGCGGTCTGGGACATCACGGCATGGATCGCCAACGAACGTATGCATGCCAAGCGCTGGGGTGTGAGCGACGAGGTGATTGCTCGGCTCCTGTGCAAGGCCGAAATCGAATCGCACGGTGGTGAGTGGCCACCGAAAGAAGTAGCGGTCGAAGAAGAGGTAGTCGTGCAGATCGACAACAAGACGGTCAGCGCGCACACGTCGCCGTTGATTCCGGATTTGCCGGAACAGCCGAAACGGAAGATGTCCGTGAAGCTGAAGAAGAAGCGAGGTCGGCGATGATGGAGATGACTGTCGCCAACTTCAAATGGCATGTGGCCGAGATCTCGAAGCGATTCCAGATCCCAGTCATTCTTGATAGCGAACGGGAGCGACACAAGGCGATTGCCTTGAACGCAATCCATCGTGTAACCAAGGAGTCGGTTGGTCGGGTAGTGATCGCACGAGAGATCGACGATGAGACGAGCTACGCAGTGGTGATGCACGAATTCGGACACCATCTGGCACCGGACGGGTTTTGCACGAAGCAGAAACCGAAACCGGGAGCTCATCCCAGAGAGATGTTCGAGTATCGAGCCGCGAAGCTGGTGTGTGAGGAAGCGGCGTGGACATGGGCTCGGTATTATATCGAGCAGGTGTTCATTTGGACGGTAGCGATGGAACAGGTTCGTTACTTTGGAATTAACGGATACACAGAAGCGAGGAGGACAGGCCGATGAACAGCAACGGGATTCTGCATTTCCGTGTGGATCACAATGGTCGTCTCACATTGTGGGACACGCCCCAGCAGGCGATGGATGGGAAGGAACGACACGAAGTCGTGGTGCAGATCCCACTGACGAAGTCGCAAATGTCATTGGTGTTGCGAGCCGAAGGACTCGCGCGTAGCAAGAAAGCGGAATCGAACGGACGGTTTTCAACGATGGAGTCAAACCTCAAACCGGAGTAGAAGGAAAAAGGAGACTGAGATGAAGAAGAAGATGTCGGCAGAAGCACGCAAGAAGATTTCTCGGGCACAGAAGAAGCGGTGGCGTGTGTTGAAGAACGGACACACGTCGAAGGCCGAGACACTGGTCAGAGCAAAGGTGTCGGTGTCCACTAAAACAGCACCAGCACTTGTTCGTTACATGCAATACCAGCATGCCGTGAAGACGGCAATCACAGCCAACGAACTCCCGAAGTTGGTGGCAGAGATTCGAGAGCAGGTGCTCGACAACTTGTGGAGCATCAACAAATGAAACATCCACGTGCGGTGAAAGTTCGCGCACCGAAGTACTACATGGCCGCGGTGCCACAACGAAAAAGGAAGCGCGCGTGAAAGTCCGTATCAAAAAGGAGATGAAGATGGGGACTCGGATTACGTTGTTTCATCGAAAGTCCAAGGGTGGTGTGAAGGTGTGGTCCTGCGAACTGAAAGGAGATGAGGTCCACACCACATGGGGCCAGCAAGACGGTGAGATGCAACACACTGTCGAACGTCTCAAGGCCAACGAGCGGATGACCGCACGAGAGCGGGCGCTCGCCTTGTACACGAAGCGGATCGAGAAGAAGATGAAGAAAGGATACCGAGACGAACTGTTGAACGTCACCGCCACTGTAACGGTCGATGAGAAGAAGATGGAATGGAGACGGTTGCCGAAGGAGTTCGCGGCAGCCAAGCCCATCAAGACGTACGATCCCACGGACATGGCGAACTGGGCCAGGGACAACCTGGTCTTTATCCAACGCAAGCGGGATGGGATGCGGCACTTCCTCGTCTCCGATTTCGAAGGCGAGCGGCACATCTACAGTAGCGGCAAGGACGACGTGACCGATCATCTGATGCCATTGGTGAAAGATCTGTCCATGCCACCGAAGTCGATTATGGATGTCGAGCTCGTGGTGACGAACCGAAATCCTGGTATGAACGACAAGGACGAATTCAACCTCGTCTCCGGAATCGCTCGGTCGCTACCGCAACGAGCGCATCTGATGATCGAGCAAGCGGAGAAACAGGGGATGCAAGTTCAACTACACGCCTTCGACTTGTTGTGGTGGAAAGGAGAACCGGTTTACAAAAAACCATACTCTGAACGCTACGCCATGTTGGCGAAGGCGGTTGACTTCGCGATGGAAGACCTCGAACGCGAAGTCGCGGAGGGTTACCCGCCGCTCGTACGAATGCCATTGGTGGCGATCTCACCCACCAGATTGGCGACCCTGTCGGAAGCGATCGATCGGGTCAAGAAGTTCAAATGGGAAGGTCTGGTGGTGTGGCGCAAAGACCAGGCGACAGTGGTCCATGTGAACGGAACACCGGCGCGAGTCAACTGTTGGAAGGTCAAACCCGTTCAAGAGGAGGATGTGATCGCAACTGGATACGAACTTGGGAAAGGCAAGAACCACAACGTAGTCGGTAAGTTCCACATCGCTCTCTGTGCCCAGGGACTGACTGGGTTCAAGGAAATGGGGCGATGCGGTACTGGTCTCGATGATAAGACGCGCAAGGCCGCGTTGTCGTGGAAGTATCCATGCGTGATCCAGATTGAATACGACCAGAAGTCGGATAGTGGATTTCGTTTTCCGGTTTTCATTCGAAAACGAGACGACAAGAAGCCGTCGGAGTGTCGAGCGTGACGGATGCTACGTCCGGTAACTAAAGTCTACGGACCCAAGCCGGGGACGGCGAGGGTGACGTTAGTTCTTAGGTGTGGGCACATCACACGACGGGACCACCGTCCTGGTCGGATGTGGGCAAATGTCCATTGCGCGATGTGCACGTTTTTAACGAAGGAGCGTGAGACCAAGCAGGAGCGTCGCGAACGAAAGAAAGCGAGACGGGTGAAACGTCAACGAAAGTATCAACAACAGGTGGAGGCAGTCGTGGCAAAGAAAAAGATGGCGAGCAAGAAGGTGGCGAAGAAGAAGGATCTCAAGAAGACGAAGAAGACGAAGGGTGTCAAGGTGGGGCGCAAACTCGTCCTGGTGGCCAATCGGTGCTTCGCGCCGAAGGGTTCGCTCTTGTCGAAGGTCTTGAAGGCGATGCAAGGCGCCGACGAGCATACGATGGGTGAGAACGAGTTAGTCCTCGCGATGGAAAAGGCGGGTGTCAAGGCCGAAGGCAAGAAGACGGTCAAGAAACTCGTCAAGGGGATCCTCCGCAACATGCTGCGAGCCGGTGTCGTGGTCAAGCAACGTGAGATCAAGAACAACGAGGAGCTCAAAACGTTTATGGCGAGCTTCTCCGGCGGCGAGAAGGAAGAAGAGGAAGACGACGAGGAGGAGGAGAGCGAGTCCGACGACGAGTCGGAAGACGAAGATGGTGAAGAATCTGGTGGCGACGACGAAGAGGTCGACGACGAGGAAGAAGAACCGGCAGAAGAGAAGCCGAAGAAGAAGGTCATCAAGAAGACCACCGCGAAGAAAGCGAAGAAGTAGCAACCGGGGGACCGTCGGTACGGCGGTCGGCGGTCCACCTTTAGACTTATGGAGATGAAGATGCTGATCACGGATCGAGGATCGGACATGCAGAATAGGACATCGGTACGGATGACCGGCAAAGTCAAGGCCACCTTGCCTGATCGGGGATTCTTTTGGATCACCGGCGATGATGGTGTAAAGTACTTCGCCCACCAGACGAAAGTGAAGTACGGATTCCCCATCTACGATATGTGGGAAGGACAACCCTGTTCGTTCGAACCGAAGGTCGGGGACTCGCGCGGTCCTTCGGCCGAAGCGATTGAGATGGGGAATGCACAAACATAGACCCCATCAGGTTCGGGCAATGGCATACGCGTTACCCAGAAGTCGGATCTTCCTGGCGATGGAGATGCGCACAGGAAAGTCTTCTGTAGCGATTCGTTGGGCCAAGGCGCGGCGGCTCAGGCGGGTGTTGGTGGTGGCTCCCTTGTCCACCATCAATCCCGGTTGGGTCGAAGAGCTTGAGATTGAAGGTGTACCTGATCGTCGTGTGCACATTCTTACTGAGATTACGAAATCACATCGACCGTCGGTTGTCGCCAACCTACCGGGCTGGCATCTCATTAACTACGAGTATCTCCGCACCCACCCGGAGTTGCTCGAACTCTTAGACAAGGATGAAGATGGGATCATCCTCGACGAAAGCACACGCATCCGGTCGCCGAAAGCGGCGATCACTAAAGTATTACTTCGTCAAACTGAGGTGGAGCATCGCGCGCTATTGTCTGGCTTGCCTAACCCGGAGTCGGTCCTCAACTGGTTCAATCAAGTCGTCTGGATGAAAGGAGATATGCTCGGGACGGACAACTACTGGCAGTTCCGGGGACGCCACTTCTATCAACCCAGATGGGCCACGTATGAATGGCGTCCGAAGAAAGGAACGATGGAAGCGATCAAGAACGAAGTACACTCGAATGTCTTCATCCTCACAGCCAAACAAGCCGGGATGGGGTCGCAACACGTCTACGAAAAACGTGTGGTCGAGATGAACGGAGTTCAGAAACGCTTGCAGCGGCAGATCATTAAGGATTTTGAATACGAAGGAAAGGAAACGAAGTGGGCACCCGTTCAACAGACCTGGTTGGCTCGACTGGCTGGCGGATATGCTCCGGACGGCAAGGATCTGGTGAGCGACGCCAAGCTAAAAGAGGTTCTATCGATTCTCAAGAACGACCTTCCGAAGAACTCGCAGATCGTGGTATGGGCACGGTTCCGTTCGGAGATACGCGGTCTGTATCAATACCTCAACTCAAAGGGGATCAAGACTGCGACCATGACCGGCGCGACGGACCGAGTCAAACGTCGCCATCGGATTAAGGATTTCCAGAAAGGGAAGATTCGCGTTTTGGTGGTGCAGGAAAAGCTCGGTATGTACGGTTTGAATCTCGCAGCCGCAGACACGGATATCTACTATAGCAACATGTGGGAGAACGAAGTCCGAAGCCAATGCGAGAAGCGGATTGAGCATCTGACGAAGAAACGTCCACTGTTGCATATCGATCTCATCACCAGAAATTCGGTTGACGAAGAGGTAGTGCCGCGACTGCGCGAGAAGAAGCTGACCGCCAAACAGTTCAACTTGGTCTTGAAGGGTATGATCGATCGATGGCGTCGGGTGTATCCGTTGGACAACGTTGCATAGGAGATGAGGATGGCTACAGGATCGGGAGATGATTGGGGTCCGTCGAATCCATGGTGGCTTGATTGGGCGATCTTGGCGTTCTTTTTGGCACTGATGGTCGGTGGGTCGATTTGGGTTTACTTTCGTTGAGCGCGTCCGCTGTGAAGTTGTTTCGTTGTATCTGTCGAGGTTGCAAGAATTTAGTCACGGTTCGGCACACGACCTGTTTTCCGTGTTTTCTGTATTGCGATTTCGATGTCATGAGATTGTCGTCGGGTCATCGGATACGAATTAAGATTAGGAGAAGAAGATGAAGAAAAGGAACCGAGAAGGCAAGTGTGACGCCGTGATCGAGAACGACGATCGAGCCTTGTGCGACAAGCCAGCTATCTGGTGTTCGCAACGAGAGCTCGAAGGTGGCGGACTGTTCCATCTGTACTTCTGCGTGCAACATGAAGAACGAGCACGACGGCCAGTCCCTGGGGTACGATTGATCCGTGTCGATCGGATCAAAGAACCGGTAATGTAAAAGGAGACGAAGATGTTGGAGAATCCCGAGACAAGTGTGTTGCAAGATTGGGTGATGCGACTCCCTTTGCGCGAACAGGGAACACTGTTGACCGCGGTGCGTGGCTGCGACGACGAACCGAAGCAATGGACCGCACGAGGAGTGGCGGAGTCGCCTGGTCGGCGGATCACGGCGTTTGTCCGTTGGTGTTTCATGAACCCTGCAGATGTGCGCGAGGTCGACGTCCCAGGGGCGTTCTTTCAAAGCCATCCGCCGACGAATTTCAAACCGTCGGAGTTCGGCCATCTGCCGCAGCATTGGTATTCGCATATCATGCATGCGTTGGAGGTGATCGCCTATCGTCATGCGCAACTTCCTGTCCGTGCGGCGGCCTACGAACTCTACGTCGCGATGGTGCACAACATGCATCTGAACGTGGAGACGCAGGCACAGTTCTTCCAACGTCTGAGCGAGGACCGGATCGCGAAGGGGACGGTGGTGTCGTGACTGAGATGGAACACCTGATGACTGTCACGATGGAAGAGTGTTGCGAAGTCGCGCATCGTATCGCCAAGGCGAAACGGTTCGGGATGGAACAGGTGCAACACCTTCCAGACGATAAGCCGGAGGACAACCCCGGACTCTTAACGAATCGGGAACGCATCCTTCGGGAATACTACGACCTGCGTGCGTCGTTGGGCATGATCGGGATCGATGCCTGGGACATGTCCGATCGGGCGCGGCGGTTCGAGTTCGCGAAGACGCAGAAGATCCAGAAGTATCTTCTCATCGCTCACGACTTGGGAACACTCCGATGAAACGACGACGCCACTACCAGTTCGACTGGTCCGATATCGAACGGCGTATGTACGAATCGATCGGACTTGGAGACTCGCAGTACGTCGTCGTCGAACACGAGGATGGAACGTCCTCTATCGATATCGAGTCGACATGGGGATTGGGCCATCATCACGAGTCAACCTTCGATATGAAAAAAGGAGCGGACGGTGTCTACCGTCTGAAGGTGATCCGCCATGAAAGAGTTCCTGATTACGATCTTCGTACTATCTACATTTTCGACGAGGTTGGTCCTGTGCCAAAAGGTCTATACGAACGCGGACCTCGGAAAGCCTATCGATATGATCCACGGACCGACAGTCGATCCGTCCGTCCTCCAAGCGATGAAGAGCAGAGAGTTCGTCGCGCCTACGAGAAGATACCCTATTGGTCCGACGGTCGCGACCACCGGTTCGGCGTCGTCAAGAGTATTTCCTGAACGCTATTCGTTTTCTCGTCCGTTGAACTGCTGCGGATTGTATATCAATGGGGTGCCTGTGTATGGGGATGCTAGCGATCGACCCTGGGTTGAACTCGCTTGGATGGGCCTATTGGGAACGCACTCCTTCCGTTCGTCCGCCACACCGAGTCGGTCTTATCAAGGCCCCACGGAAACTCGAACTCACCGCCAGAGCACTGTGGATCGCCAAGGAGCTCGACCAAGCGATGTGGGATCTCGGACCAATGGGGGGATCGGTAAGCGTGTACGAGACTGATTTCGTTTCCGAGTTTCCGTCGTGGCACGGGATTCAACTTGGATGGGCGGCAGGCGATCTCCAGAAGCTCGTCTTTCTGGTGGGTGTGTTGGCCGGCTACTTCAAGGAAGCGAAATCGTTTACACCGGTGACCCCCAAGGATTGGAAAGGGCAGTTACCGAAATCGGTCGTCACACGTCGGTTGATTAAACGCTACGGGCCGGGGGCCACACGAAATTGGGAGAAGGACGTGTGGGATGCAGTAGGTATCGGTTTGTGGAAGATGGGAAAATTCTAATGAAGATCAGAGCGAGAAAGGAGCGAGATGTGGAGTATCCGTCAACAGTGATCTGCCGTGTCGATACTGGGGATGGAGAACGCAAGTACTGGACCGGCAGCAAGTGGACCAACGATCTTAACCGAGCGAAACAGTACCTCCGTGCAGAGGCTCTGCGTCGTTCACAGAAGAAACCAAGGTCGTTCATCATTACGATCGGCTTTGGTAACTAGGAGAAGACGAGATGGAAAAGAAGAAGCGACTTCCTCGAAGGAAGGATACTGGAAATTGTCTGGTATCTCTCCAAGCCCATCCGGACATTCACGAAATCGTTCCGGCTGGGAGCAGTAACTACACGAACCTCGGGTCATTTCAAGAACGACTAGCGAATGGTGCTCGCGTGCGATTGGAAGGAGATTGGTGGAGAGTCGCTATGTGGTTGCGACTCATCAATAATCCGAAGAGGGTTGAACTCGAGAAGAAGGGTTTCAAAAATCACCTCTTCGAGTTCAATCCAATGGATCGTCCTCCCACGAAGAACGGAAAAAAGACGAGACGGGAGAAACCCACGAACGCACGATTCGCGCTCCTGTGGTACTCCAAGGAGAAGGTAGACGAAGCCGAAACCGAAATCGATCCCAAGTTGAAGAAGAAGATGGTTCGGATGACTTTCGAGGTTCCCGTAGATCGAGTCAAGAATGTCAAGAAGTTTCTCAAAGGAGAGGTAGATGGCTAAGAAGAAGACGGAAGAACTCGGACGGAATGTCAATGTGTCGGTCGACGGGAACGAAATGACCATCGTGGTCGACCTGGCGGCACCCACGGAGCCGTCGGCGTCGGGGAAGACGCTCATCATTGCAACGACGCAAGGGAACAAGAAGGTCGGTGACGTGGTCATCGGTCTGAACATCTACAAGTACGCCCAGAAGAAAGGAAAGTAGGTCGTGAAGATCGCTCCGCTGACACTCCTGATCATCGCTGCCTGCGCGTTTATGTTCGGGATTCTCGCGCAGGGATTTTACAGCGATGTAATCCGGTGTATGGCAAGATAGTTCGAGGTCGCCCGGCCCGCCCACGACCAGTCGAGCGGATAGTGGGTATGCATACCGCTACGGATCCCTAATCCAGGTCCGGGGCCGGGCACAATTTGGAGTCGTTGTGAAAATCAAAGCGTTGCGTCTCATTCCGATGAAGGAAGTCCCGGCTCGGTTCTACGACCCAGAGCGGGACGGTGTGACCTTCTCTCTTCTCACCACGTTCAAAGGATGTCGGGAGCGCGCACGCTTGTTCCTGAATGGATGGACATCACGGAAGAACTCCTTGGGCCAAGTCTTCGGTGGACTCTGCCATGGCATCTGCCAACGTATGTACGAGGATGTGCGAGAAGGTCGTCTCACTTCCTTGCCTAGTCCTCAATACATCAAGGACGTCTGTCGAAAAGTCGAGCGAATCTGGAAGGAGGAGAATCCAAGAGCTGATGCGGAGTCGTTGCAGTACCTCGAGTTTTCCATGATCCTGCTTGAAGCGCTGATGCCTGAGTATTTCCGCTATTGGCAAAAAGACTTCAAGTTGTTGTGGGAACGAATCGAATCTGAATTCAAAGTTCGGTTCAAGGTCGAACGACCGGACGGCCGCTTAATGAAAACGTTCATCCGTGGCAAGATGGACGGATCGTACAAGCGAACCACTGCGGGTCGGCCATGGCTTTTGGAGACCAAAACGAAGTCAAACCTCGGTGAGCGTGGGGAGAGCGACATCGCAGATATCCTACCCCATGAACTGCAAGTTAACATTTACCTGTTGAATTTGTGGTGGCTAGAAAAGGTGTTGCCAGAGGGCTTGCTTTACAACATAATAAGGCGGCCGGGGCTTCGGCAAAAGAAAACTGAATCAGTAGTAAAATTTGCACGACGGGTTGCTGAGGACGTTCGCAAGCGACCTGAATGGTATTTCATACGCATGCAGATGCGTGTGACGAAGAAGGATCTCGAACGCAACGAGCTGGAGCTTCGGGATCTGGTGTCCGACTTCATGTTGTGGTGGAATGGGTTGGCCGGTCACTACAAGAATTCGGATGCGTGTCAGAACAAGTACGGCACGTGTGCGATGCTGCCGATTTGCGCACGTGGAGATTATACGGGATTTTACAAACGCGAAAAGGTATTTCGCGAACTGGCCGACGAACTGTAAAAGGAGATGGAGATGTCAATCGACCAGCAAGACTTTTGGAATCTGTTTTGGCTCATGATGTGGGGAATCTCGTTGATCCCTGTCATTGGAATCAGTTATGGGTTCGGGTACCGCAGGGGATGGCGGTCGTGTGATGCGGTAGCGAAGAGACGGGGTGTCGCATGAGCGACGATCCGGCTCCGGTACGGAAGATTCGTTACATCTTTACCGTCGTAATGTCGCCGAGGGAGCTCCCGTTCAATCCCTTGGTTCAGAAAACATATCTCGATGACATGGTGGAGAAACTGAAGGCACTGAGCGCAGAGCGGGTCGGTGTCATCGCAGTTATGGAGGATGGAGATGGAAAACCCGAAACAACTTGAGATCGGTGAGCGTGTCATGCGCAAGGGATTAACCGCAACCGACACACCGCGGTTTGGTGTGCTCGTTGACGTCTATCGAGGACATCCGTCGGCAATGAGTCAGGGCGTGTTGATGTGCGCGGTTCGCTGGGACGATACCGGCTTAACCGAACACGGCTACTTCCCAGAGAGTCTGCATCGGTATCTCGCGGTACCGACGATGGTGGTTCCGAACCAGTGAAGAAAGAACTAACAAGAGCACAACGTGCGTTGTTGTGGGAGATGGCATCGGAGAAACGAGTCATCTTCCTTCAGAAGCATCCGAGGCAATGGATGGCAATTCGATATGCTATCAATTCATTTCCGATGCGATCGTTGCACGGGACGATGGTAGCGGCCTTGGCGCGGAAAGGATATATTACACTCGACCGTCGCGGATATTACGTACTGACCACGAAGGGCCAACTGGAAGCGTCGATCAAAGATGTGAGGATGAGATGAAGATAGTCGTGATAGGTGGCGGGTTTGCAGCGCAGCTGTTCCAGTTGGCTGTTCCAGAAGCTCGGTTGTTGGATTGGCGGAAGACGCCCCCAGTCAATCATATGGAGACGCGGATGGGGCCGCAGTATCTCTGGGAGCCAATCCCGGGTGTGCCGTCGGAGTCGTTTCCGGTGACGACGCTGGTTGACGGCCAACCTCCTACCCCAGAGAGCATCTTGGCTTACAAGAAGAAGATCGGCAAAGAAGACGATGGTGGCAACTGGGGTCTTCAGTTTCAACACGAGAGCGTAGGGTGGGAATCCAAACTTCCCGTGCCCACGATTGAATTCGGTCAGACGGTTCGCATGGTCGACCTGCCCGGCCATACCTTGGGGATGGCGGACTGGAAAACGATTGAATATGACATCCTGATCAACACGATCCCGCTTCCTGCCTTCCTTGATCTGATGATCGTGGGTCCGGAGTTCAAGGAACCCTTTAAGTCCAACGCCATCTTCATGACCACCATTCCCAAGAAGTTCAACGACCCGAAAGGGATGGTGCTCAACTATCTCTCCGACCCCACCGTATCTTGCTATCGGGAGACCCGCACACCGGGATACGATTTCTACGAACAACTCACTCCGACGTCACTAGCCAAGAAACTTCTTCCTGGAAAGATTCATGCACATCCGGAAAGCGAGTTGATGCTAGCGACGATGCGTCTACATGATGTGCACTGTTTCGGTCGCTTCGCCACATGGCGTCCAGACGAACTCGCCCACGAGACGTGGCATCATATCGAGACCTGGGTCTCGGAGAATGGCGACAAGCGATGATTACAAAACTCTACAAAGACCAGCGAGCGTTCAACAAACTGATTTGGGACCGCGAGAAATTCAAGGACGATCAGCCGGCGTTCCTCGCACGACTTCGCGATCTGACCTTCGGGTTGATTGAGGAGTCCTTAGAGTTCATCCGCACCTTCGATTATAAGGTGCATCGTCGGTCGAAGGTTCGTCTTCAGAACGTCGCTCATTCACACGAGGAGTTGATTGACCAGTTCAAGTACTGGCTCTCGCTCTGCGACCTCGCAGACTTCCCGATGGAACGATTGGAAGAACTCTACTACGCCAAGAGCCGAGTGGTCCGCTATCGCTACCAGGAGGAGTGGTTAGCAACGATCGATGGACCCTCGGTGATCGTTGATATCGATCAGGTGTTAGCCGACTACCTGACCGGGATGTGTCGGTGGGCTCGTGAATGGGGAGCGCAGTTGATGAAGCTCTCTCCTTCCGATACTCGGCGACTGATTGAAAACCTGGACCGTATCGAGAAGTCCGGGACATTTATTTCGTCGTCATCCGTTGGGTTTCCCCATCTGGAGTGGCAGAAAGTTAAACACGACTTCCGCACACGCGGCGGCAAGCAAACCCTTCCGGTGTTCCCGGACGCCAAGCCGTTTCTCGAATGGTGCCGAGCCCAAGGCTGGACGATCATTCTCATCACTAGCAGACCGGTCGATTTGTATCCGAACATCTTCACCGACACGATCACGTGGTTGACCAACAACAATTTGCCATTCGATTTCCTGTGGTGGGCTAACGAGAAAGGAGAGCGCATCGAAGAGGGACCAGCAACCATGCGCGGACAAATCGTGTTCGCAGTTGACGACAGCGACAAGTTCGTCGAACAGTTGCGGTCTCGAATGATCAAGACTTACAAGCGCGATCGCAAACTACCGTTCGACGAATCCGACCCGACGCACAACCCGCTCACCGTACGAAGCCTGCACGATTTGATGGAGAGGGAGAAGAAGATGCCTGGGAAGATCCCGTTCGAGATCACCGCAGAATAAAAGGAGACGAAGATGGCTTACGAAGATGCGAAGCACCGGCCTCACGCCATTCATACGGGCGAAGAGCCAACGAATCCCATCACCTACGGGCCGGACAGTCTGAAGGTCACATTGGATCGATGGGGTCCGACAGTGAACTTGTTCACATCCATGTACGACGCACTCCAAGCGAACTGGGGCGAGTCGCCATCGCGGACTGTGAACCGCGAACCCAATCTCAATCTGACGATCGACACGCGTGTGAACGATCCGAAGGTTGCCTTCGTCACCGGATGGACACGGTTGCTTCCAGACGAACGCGACTATGTCGAGTCCTGCTTCGCGGGCAAGACGTTGCAGCAGGTCCTCGAAGGAATCACGTTCGACTTCTGCATCGACGGAGTCTCACGCGCATTTACACACCAGAACGTTCGGACGCGTCTGGGTGCCGGTTTCATGCAGCACGGCGGGCGCGACAACGACTGGCGTCATCGCGCGTGGACGATGCCGGAGACGATACGTCGGGCGTGTGCAGTGCACGACAAGGGTGCCCTCTTGCCGGAGAGTCTCGAGCATTGCATTACGAATTGGGAACCCATCAAGGAGTATCTGTCACATCAGCCGGTGTTCGATGGGATGGAATCGAAAGACGGTGACCCGACACTCCATGCGCAGATTCTGAAGCACATCGACAACGGTCGTCGGTTGTACTCGGCACTGGTCGATGCCGGCATTCCCTGGCAGGACGCTCGTCGCGTACTGTTCATGGGAATGCAGACCTATATCCACGACCAGTACAATTGGATTGCCCTGTCCGGTGTGTTGGCCAACCGTCTTGAGCACATTATGGACTGGGAATTCAATTGCGTCGCTCAGTTGATGCTGCGCGAAGTGAAGATGAAATGCCCACCCATCATCTCGAAGTATCTCGGCAGTCACAGCGACAAGGCCAAGGCGGCACGGTTTGCAGGTCTCGAGTCCTGGCCACCGGACGGCAAGTATCCGAACCCGTACGAACGATGTGCGGAGTGCGGACACGCGCAAGGCAATCATCTGATTGATCGAGAAGAAGGACCAGCCCAGGAGTACTGCGAGGTCTGCAAGAGAGATCCGGAACCCGGTGGACATCGTTATGCTCCGTATCACAAGTACGTTGGGAAAGACAGTTTGACTCGGCAACACCGGCCTGAGCAGATGCCGTTCTTCGTTCTCGCTCCTGAGAGTATGGAGGGCGGACAGATTCGTTGGATCCCGACCAACGGAAAGTACCCACACGACCAGATAAAGTAGCGGTACCTGGGCATGGGATATCATGAGGACCGATACATCGACTATCTGGGCGAGCGAGACGGGAATCCGTTCGCAGGAGAACCAGGCCGTGCAATCCAGGAAGACCCAACGCTGTTTTTAAAAGGCTCACACTTTGTGGCGGACGCTTTGCGCCGCGCACGACCACAATTCAAAAAACGTTTGGCGCAGGAACTAACCACCATGGCGAAGAAGTCTGTTGCAGTACCACCGAAGAAGTCGACACCGGCCGACGCGCGAGCAAAGAAGAAGGTCGATAAGAAGGTCGCGCGAATCCAGAAGCGGATCGACAAGATCGACAGTCGCATCAACAAGCTCTCGGCCAAGAAAGCGAAGCTCGAGAAGAAGCGGGACACCGTCAAGTAGAAGGAGATGGCTGTGCGTGTTAAACTTCAACGTTCATTTGCAGTACTGATCCCATCGAAGGGACGACCAGAAGTCTTGTTGAAGACCTTACGCGCACAGCCGTTCCTGAACCGACCCAGCACATTCATTGGTGTGGAAGAAAAAGAAAGGAAGAAATACCTCCCGGTACGAAGGGAGTTCGATAGGGTAACTTGGATCACGTACGAGAATCCCTATGGTAGTGGGACCTACGCGCGTGAGATGCTTCGTCAGGAAGCCACTGAAGTGAAGTTCGATCGCTACGTGGTGACCGACGACAATACGCGTTACACCGAAAAGAGTTTGAAAAACCTGGTGCGTGCGTCGTTCGTCTATCCGATTCAACCTTGCCTCATCGCAGGGATGCATGGGACAGCCGAACATTTCGATTCTGGGCGTATCAAGAAGGGAGTCGAGACCCACGACGGGTTACGCTTCTACAAGAAGAGGTCGGCGATGTTCTGGGCGATCCCACATACTCTGTACAACAAGATGCGCTACGTCGTTGACGAAGGTTGTATGGACGATGTGCAGGTCACCTTTGCCGCGTTCGATATGAACCTCACTGCGCAGATGGTCTGTATGGACGCGCCATTTCAGAAGAAACGTTACATGCCGGGAGGCTACGGCGGTATCGGCGAACGGGTTCGGAAAGTCGGAATCGCTATCCAGAGATTCTCGCAGACGCATCCGCAATACATGGAGAAGGTCCGGGTGACTTTTCCGTGGACGCAAATCGAAAAGTCGTTGGAGGTTGAACCGTGAGTCTGACGAAAGAGGAGTCGTTGTACAAGCGTCTACGAGATGCGGTCGCTGAAGCGAACTATGCCGGTGCTCCAGCCAACGCGCCGATTTCGAATCCGATTGCTCACCGTGTGCTGTATGCGGCGTGGCGTTATATCCAATACATGGACAAGCAGAAGAAGAAGGAGATGATGAAATGACTTGGTTGGAGATTATACTCTTTGCGTGGGGCGCTCTGTCAATGATCGCGATTGGTGTCTTTGTCCTATTCATTGTTGTACTGCTATGCCTGCCCAACGTGTTGGCGTTGGCGGCGGAGTTGAAGAAATGAAGATCTCGTTGCCAAAGAAACCGTTCGTCGCCTTGCCGTGGTCCATACAATTGGAGGTTGTGGAAGGTTGTAATTATAGTTGTTGGTTCTGCGGCATCCATAGCGTTCGTTCCAAAGACACCCCAGGCACCGGGTGGGCGGACTATCGAGAGATGCCAGTCGAACTCGTTCGCGCGATGTTCAAGGAGACTCAGCGATGGCTCCCTGGTGGGGTGCGTGTCGAACTCGACAACCATGGTGAGCCGACGTTGCACAAGAACTTCGCAGGAATCATTGCAGCGATTCGGTTGGATCCCAACGCCCATATCCAACTGCAGACCAACGGCTCCCAGATCGAGGACTGGAAGACGTTCAGATCGTCGGCTGACGAATGGTTTGCCAAGGGTCTGAACTTGTTGGCTATCAACGCCTACAAGCGGTGGTGGGGCAAACCGCATGAACGACATAAGACTCGGTATGAAATGTTCATGGCCTACGCTAAGCAATACGCCAAGGACAAAGACATCCGGGTCACGGATCACTACTACGACAACCCAGATCATCTCTCGATCTATCGACGGTATCCGACCAACCGACAACAGATCTTTGTGCTCGACGATCTGGGAGAGGTGAACACGAAGAAGCGGGCGGAGACCGGACGTCCGGTCTCAAAGGATATCAACAACGAAGCTGGCAACTCGCCGGAGAAGCCGTTGCAGAATCTCTTGGGACAGGAGCCAATCACCGAGCCGCTTAAGAAGAAATGCACACGGCCGTTCCGAGAACTCAATATGGGCTACAATGGTGTAGTGCCTGTGTGCTGCTACGACTGGTCGACGCAGTTACCGGTTGGTAAGTTTCCCAATCAATCGCTGCAGCAGATCTGGGAGTCTGTGCAGATGAACGCGATTCGGGAATTGCTGTTCCGGAAGAACCGTAACATGACACCCTGTTCTGTGTGCAGCTACAACGGTGGATGGCGTCAGGGTCTCATCAAACCGCCGGGAGCCGAATACGCGAAGGATTCCGACGAGAAGCTGCAGCTAATGGTTGCAGAGCATCTGAAGACGATGCGTCAATACGTCTTCGCAGGGAATGGTAATTCCCTTAAGCCTGCACCGGTAGAGGTGGCCGGTCAGGTGATTCCACTCGCCTCGTTGAAAGTGAAGGCTCGTCATGGATGAGGCACTGAAAGACATCGTCCGAAAGATGGTGGACGATCCCACGTGCAAGATTCAACTCTTCAGTGGGATGAAACAAACCAACGACACGGACGACGGTAACAAAGCGACGTACAAGCCGACGGGTGGTCGCACCATCGTGCTTGAGACGAACGGTGGCGCGAACAACGTGGAGATCCGCCACGTCAAGACCGAGGACGACGAGTAACGTGGCCGTCCTGAAGAAGTTGAAGGGCCACAAAAAGGCCGACAAGAAAAAGAAGGTTCGCGAGCGCGAGGAGACTGGGGAGGAGAAGTTCGTACTCCCTACTGAGCGGTCCGAACCGGAAGATTCCTTGGGAGCCTACACGTGGCTGATCTTCGGCGAGAAGAAAATCGGCAAGACGTCGTTGACCGCGTTGTTCGGCAAAGCGATTCACCTATTCACGGAGCCGGGTGGCAAGGCACTACGTCTCTACCCAGTGGTGATCAACAGCTGGCGGAAGTTCAAGAAGGCGATCAAGGCGTTGAGAAAAGACAAGACCTTCGACACCGTGGTCGTTGACATTGTCGATCCGTTGTACCCAATGGTCGAAGACTACACTTGCGAGAAGTTGGTCATCGACGACTTGGCCGACGAGGAGTGGGGCAAGGGGTGGCGAGAGAATCGTAGGGAGTTCGAACGAACGTTTGGTGAATTGCTCAACTCCGGCAAGGGAGTGATCTTCCTTTCACATGCCCAAGAAGTGGAAGTGGAGACACGGGACGGCGCAACGTACGACCGCATGATGCCGACCATGCACAAGAAGATGCGCGACCTCGTCGAAGGATCGGTCGACATCTGGGCGTACTATTCATACGACAAGCGACGACGGGTTCTACAGATCCTTGGCGACGACCACGTCTCGGCAGGACATCGACTCGAAGGACGGTTTCTCACACCAGACGGGAAACCGATTCGTCGAATCGATATGGGAACCTCGGCCAAGGAAGCGTACAAGAACGTCACCGCGGCGTTCAACAACGAGTACGTCCCGACGCGGTCGTCGGACATCGACGAAGAGGAGGCTGCCACCACAGTCAAGAAGAAGAAGTTCCGGATCGGTAAACATTGACAGGAGATCACATGAAGAAGAAGGAAAAGAAATCGAAAGGCAAGTCGTCGTCATCTGGGGTTGATTTCGGCAAGTACCTTCGCCGGCTCAACAAGAATCTCGACGAAGCGAAGGAGAAGGCGGCAACCGGCGGGTTCGCTGAATACGACGACGGTCGCTATCGGATGCGGGCGACCGATGCGAAGATCGGTGTCTCGAAGAACAAGCGGGTCCAGGTCGTCATCACGTGGAAGTTCATGGATGGCGAATACAAGGGCAAGGAGAAGCTCGACTTCGAAGGTCTGACCGAGGACCATCTGGAGTACTTGCTTCGCAAACTCGACGCGATGGGCTACGATGTGTCCGAGCTCGAGGACATGGAGAAGGAACTCAAGGACATCCTCGATGACATCAAGAAGACGAAGCCGAAGTGCCGCGTCCGCTTGAAGACCAAGGGCGAGTTCCAGAACGTCTACGTCGACGGCCTCGTTGGAGATGACGACGAGGAGGAAGAAGAGGACGAGGACGAGGACGACGACGAACCGAAGAAGTCCAAGAAGAAGTCCAAGAAGAAGGACGACGACGAGGACGACGAAGAGGACGACGAAGACGAAGAAGAAGAGGACGACGAGGAGGAATCGGACGACGAGGAAGAAGAAGAGTCCGATGACGACGAGGAGTCTGACGACGACGAGGAGGAAGAGGAAGAAGACGAGGAGGAAGACGACGAGGACGAGGAGGAGAAGCCCAGCAAGAAAAAGAAGGGCAAGAAATCCAAGTCCAAAGACGAGGACGACGAAGAGGAAGACGAAGAGGACGAAGACGAAGAAGACGACGAAGAAGAAGAGGTCGAAGATGAAGTCGACGTCGTCGTCGGGTCCGTGGTCAAGGCCGAGACGAAGAAGTCCGGCAAGATCAAGGGCGAGGTCGTCGAACTCTTCGAGCAGGAAGGTAAGGTCCTGATCAAGACCGACAAGGGCAAGACGGTCAAGATCAAGGCCGACGCCATTACGTCCGTTGAGGAATCACCCGCGAAGTCCGTTCCGAAGAAGGGCAAGAAGAAGAGCAAGAAATAGATCGGGTCGGGTCAGCCGCTGGGAGGTTGTTGATCCGCGCCCAACCCCACCGACGTTGTTGCCGCCCTAGGTAGCGACGTCGGTGGGTTCTTTCGTGGATGGAGACGACGATGCATGCAACGCAAATGAGTGAAGAGGTCGCGGCATTCTTCGAAGACGCCAACAAGCTCCAATGGCGGAAGAATGCCGACTACCATCCAGATAAAGTCGCCTTCCTGGAGATACTGCAGACGGCGTGGGAATGTCAGATGACAGTCGAGCAAGATCTCTGGGCGAAGATTCGGAAGCAGTACATCGCCCTTCGAAGTTTCGTAATCGAAGGTCAGGTTGAAAGCGAGTCGCCCGAATCGCGAATGATCGACATCGCGGTGTACATGGGGATGTTTCATTTCTGGTTGAAATACAAGGTTCGTATCATTGAAGATGCGGCCTTGTTCGTCGAGTCACACCGTCGCTGCGAGAGCGATGAACCGACGCGTTGTAATATGTTGCAGACGACGCCGAAGATTTGCGATCGTTGTTCGTTCTTGTTCTGGTTGCAACGCTACTCCCGTAGCATCCGTGTTAGTTAGACTGGGTTCGCGTTCGGGTCTCAAGGTTCGCGGCAAAGCAATCGCCATCGACTCCGAGACGACCGGCATGATGCCATACGGTGATTGGCGTCGGCTAATCCTGAACTTCGGAACGAAGAAGAAGCCTGACATTGAAGTACGGTCGGTAGTTCCTGCTCGCGCATTCGTGTGGTCGATGTGCGACCAAGACGGAAACACCGACTATCTTCGTGGTCACGTTGATCCGATCACCAGAGAAGTTTCCTTTCACGACAAGTCAAAGCTCGCCGCGATTGCCGAACTCTGGGACGACAAAGACATTACGAAGATCGGCCATAACCTTCGATTCGACATCTTGATGGCCGAACACGGCGGGATGCGAGTGCGAGGTCGTTGCCTCGATACGCAGATCATTGCCCATATCGCTACGAGTGGACAAGAACTCACCTACGCGTTGAAGCAGTTCTGCAAACGTCGTTTCAAGTATCCCGATGACGACGAGAAGACGCTCCTCCAAGAAGTCAACCGGCGACGGCAACAGGCCAAGAAGACACGTTGGTCCATCGCCGACAAGATCATCGGTGGCAAGAAACCCGCCAAGTCGGACATGTGGTTGTGTCCGGATAGTTTCATCGCTCCATATGCTGTTGGCGACGCGGTTCGTTCCATGCTCATTTACAAAGCGTGGTGGGACCAGATCCAAGCCGACGCACGGACCAAGGAGGTTTGCGATCGAGAGCACAAGTTGTTCTGGGTGTTGAAAGATATGGAGGACACGGGCACACGTATCCACCGACCGCGTGTACGTTCCTTGATTAAGTTCTACAATAACTATCGAGCGGAGCAACGCAAGATCGCTTCGGCGAATGGTGGCGAAGGTCTGAACTACAAGAGCACCCCAGAGATGTCGAAGGTGTTCTATGAGACCCGTCATCATCCACCAAACTTCACTGGCACACTCAACAAGAAGACCGGGACATTCAACTACTCGCTCACCGGAGAACATCTCCTAAAGATGGGAACCGGGTATGTGATCCAGAGCGCCGAGTGGTTCAATATGGACCGGAAGACCGAGCACCTGCCGATTGGTGGCAAGTGGCTTCGTAATCGGAAGACCGGTGCGCGGTATATTAAGGTTCCACCAGACCCGTTGGCCAAAGCCGTATTAGAACACAATGCGGCACAGCAGACAAACAATTCATTTCTCCATGTGTACCGTCGCTACTGGTTGAAGGAGTCGCCAGGAGTATGGACGCTTCATCCCAACTTCAAACAGACAGGAGCGATTACCGGCCGACTGTCGTGTTCTGATCCGAACCTTCAACAAGTAGCGTCGGAGACCACCGGCCGACGCAAGGCGGATATTCAATCGAGACCGCGTGAAGCTTTTGGTCCACGTCCTGGTTGCATTTGGTATCTACCCGACTATTCGCAGATTGAAGTTTGGTTGTTCGCCTATCTGTCCGGCGAGAAGGCCATGCAAGCGGCCCTCATGTCTGGACAGGACTATCACGGAGGCATCGCCAAACAAGTCTTCAGTAGTCGCGACGACTTCGACGAACACAAAGATTATTACCGCAAGTGCGCTAAGCTGATCATGTTCTGTAAGTTGTATGGGGGCGGTGTTCCCAAGGTGGCGAAGCTTCTCAAATCCGACCTCGATACTGCACAGGAGTTCGTGGCCGGCTACGAAGCCAAGCTCCCCGGTGTCAAACGGTTTATGTCTGCCCTCATTGCTGAGGCGACACAGGTTGGAGAGATCTACAGTCCATTTGGTCGTCGCTATACGTTCGAACCAGACTACGCGTATCGTGCAGTTAACTACTTGATTCAAGGCACCGCGGCGGATGTGATGAAGAACGGTCTCATCAACATTCACGAGATGTTGAAGGAGACGGATTGGTATCGGTTGGGAGTGAGACTGCTCCTGACTGTACACGACGAAGTCATTATCGAGTTGCCAAAGAAGTTGCATAGTATCGAGCTGATGAAGGATATCATCCGAGCTATGCAGAAGGATAGTAAGCGTCTCGGGTTGCCGGTCCGACTGCCGGTTGAAATGAAAATCGCCAAGACTCGTTGGTCACGGCCAACGAAGATTGTTCTCCCACCAGAGATCGTTGGTGGTGCTCCTAAGAAGATGGCGGCGTGATGAGTGAAAAGAAGAATCTGTTGAAGATCTTCGAAGCTCACGGAGTTGAATTTACCGGTGAGCGTGGAAATCAAACGTTCGGCTATTGTCCGTTTTCTGGGAAGGATGATAAGTTCTATGTAAACACGAAGCTCGGATTGTGGGACAGCAAGTCTGCGGGACTATCCGGAAACATCTCCCAGTTTTTGAAGCTGACTGGCGAACGCTACGCGCAGGATCTCAAGGGATCGATGGTTCGTCAGTTGGCGGAGAATCGGCAACTTCGGAAGACGGCGTTCGAAGGATTGGGAATGGGGTGGGATGGTCAAGCATTTACGTTTCCTATCCAAGACTATTACGGACACTACGTCGACATTCGGAAGTACAACATCCGTTCGAAGCTGATGATGTCAACGTCTGGATGTCATGTGGGGTTGTTCCGTGCCCAACTTCTGAAGGAGAACCAGAAGGACCCGGTCTACTTGTGCGAAGGCGAATGGGACACCATTGCGTTGCGGTGGCTCTTGAAGACCTTGAACGAACCCGGTGTGGTTGTTGGAGTGCCGGGTGCAGGGACGTTCAAGAAAGATTGGGTGTCTTGGTTCTCGGGGCGTACCGTCCATTCATTGTACGACTATGACCCGGCGGGCCGCAAGGGCGAAGAGATCTTACTTGAACGATTGCAAGGTCGGGTTCGCAAGTTGACCTTCGTTCATTGGCCCGACGAAGTGCCAGTGGGTTTCGACACCAGAGATTGGATCGTCTACGGAACGACGATTCGCGATACCCCAGACATCTGCTGGGAGCGATTAAAGCGTCGGTTCAATCGAAAGCCGAAGTGGGATTCGCCGTCGGAACCAGTACGGGAGACCGTAGTCTCAAAGAGCGGTAAGATCACAATCAAGAAACGTAAGGAGCCAGAGTCCAAATGGAAGACGCACCCACCTACTTTACGAGATGTCCACGATGTCTTCAACCGGTGGCTGTTTCTCCGGACGACCGAAGTCATCGATGTGATGATGGCCGTGGTACTGTCACAACGTATCGACGGCTCTCCGGTGTGGATGTTTTTGGTGGGACCGCCTGGCTCCGCGAAGACGGCGATAGTCTCCTCATTGCAGGAAGTGGAGATGACCCACGCTACGTCGACGTTGACAGCACCATCCTTGATTTCGGGCGCCAACTTTACTGGGCAGACGGGGGACCCTTCTCTCATACCAAAACTGGATGGGAAAGTTCTCGTCGTCAAAGACTTCACCTCAATCCTGAGTCTCCCCGATCGCGAGCAGAAGGAGATCTTTGGTATTTTGCGGGATGCCTACGACGGGCGATGCGGGAAGTCATTCGGGAATGGCGTCGACAGGACCTACGAAAGTCGGTTCACAATCCTGGCCGCTACGACTCCTAGGATCTATGACCTTGCGGAACAGCACGCGGCCCTTGGCGAACGGTTCTTGAAATTTCTGGTAGGCGACAATCTGCATCATGAGTCTGAAAATGAGGTCATCCGAAAGGCGATCGAAAACGCGGACCGAGAAACGGCCATGCGTGTCGAACTTGTCGATGTCGTTAAGAATTTCCTCGAAAGGACTTGTGCAAGTCGTCAGCCCCCGAGAATGCCGAAAGCCATCCTCTCCAAGATCGTTGCCCTTGCGAAGTTCGGAGCGCGTATGCGTGGCTCGGTCTCAAGGGATTTCTACCGAAATGATATCGTGATGTCGCGACCGATGGCGGAGGTTGGTACCCGTCTCGGTCAGCAACTGGCGAAGCTGGCCCGCGGCATGGCGATGGTCTACAACAAGGTGGAGGTGACTGAGGTCGAATATCATCTCATCAAGAAGGTGATGCTGGATACCATCAGTCAGCGGAATGAGGATGTGTTGCGGACCCTGATTGGCGTTGGCGCAATGGGTGGGACCGAAAACATGGCCCCAATCTCAATGCGGGAAATGGCTGCCAAAACTCACTACCCGTTTGCCACGATACAGCGCCTGATGCAAGACCTTGTCGCGTTGCAAATCGTCAAACGCCATGGATCTGGTTCGGTGAGTGCCTGGACGTTATCCGATTATGTATTGAAGGAAGTCAAGGATGCCGAACTGTACACCCAGGAGGATATGAAAGGTCGACCTACCGGACGCATTCGTGTCATCAAACGTCGCATCAAGGAACATCGTCGGTTCATACGCATCCCATTGGGCAAGGTAACCATCGGTAGCACAGGTACGAAAATCGTAGTGAGCGACAACGGCCAGCCTGCTGCCACCACCGTGCCAGTGGCCGGGGCGGGTGCGGCCGGGGGCGGCGAGGCCCCGGTGCTGCCGAAATCGCCCCCAAACGCTGCGAAATAGGGCGCGCTAAACCTAAGAAGGTATGAGGGTTGCGGCCAAACGCCTGTAGGAACGGACCGAAACGGGGGCAGCCCCCGGCCCCCGGCCTGTCCGGAAGTCCTCAATTAGACCGGGTTACGCCTGGATTCCGGGGCGTTCCAGTTTAGCCGGGGCGGGAAGGCCCGTTACCGGGGCGTGCGGCCGGGCGTGGCAAGGCCTTGCCTACGAAATTCCCTGAGTCAGTAATTTTCGTATGGTGCAGAAATCGTACTCAGGCGATAATAATTTCCGGTACGGCATCCCGCCGGCCATGAGGAGATGAAGATGGCGAAATCGAAACGGAAGCGAATCGGCAAGCATCAAGTCACGCTCAGCCTATGCAAGCATGTGCGCAGCTGGTCGGGATTCTACCCAGAAGAAGTGGCTGAGGATAAACGTGAACAGCGGGTGCTGCGGCGATTGGAAGAATTGGGAACGGATTTGTTCAGAATCGTACGTCGAGAGAATGTGAAGTATAGCTCAGGCGATACGGCCGTGAGATTGTATCTGGAACCGTATCAGGAGGAACGAATCCGATTGAATATCGCAGACGAGAAACGTTGCCCGAAGAATCCGTAGCCTACCGGTGCCCCGGTGGCCCTGTCGCGGCCACCGGGGTGCTCCTCAAAATCCTTAGCTCGGTTTCACCATCAGCTCCGCGCACACCTCGTGGGTCCCGTCAGGACTGTCGAAGCATGCGAAGAATCGATTGACCGGTTTCCCGTTCTCCAACAACTGGAACACTTCCACCGGACGCATATCCTGGTGGGGTGGAGCGATCGGTCCTTCAGACACCATCAACGAAACCACCCATCCTTTTTGGACCGACGATCCCGCAGATGGATCCTGCATGAAGACTTGACCTTTGGGAGCTTCGTTCTCGTGCAGCATCGGTGAGCTGTGGAGGCCCGCCGCTTCAAGGATTGCGGCAGCCGCCGATTGATCTTCTCCAACGACGTTCGGCACCACCACGAGTTCCGCAGGCGGCACATCGCCGATGGTCACATCGAACACCAACAGGGTGGTTACCTCTTGAATCTCCGCCAGGGGTTGGATCAGCATCATCGCGATTCGATGCACCCCAGGTCCGATCACCTTCGGATCGAGTACAGAAACGAATCCGCCGTCTGGTGGTTTGACCACGCGTTGGAGTACGCGCCCAGGGATCCCGGCATGCAAGTCCAAATCCGCACGAAGTTCGAACGTCGCAATCGGTAGCGGCGATTGTGCCGCGTATTGAATCGCGGACGTGGAAATCTCCCACGGTGTACTGATCGGGGCCAACGGCAAGAACGACATCGCGTCCATCTGATTCGCGCCAGTGAATACGTTCGGCAGACTCGGATCTTTTGACATCGTTCGGCTGCCAACCGTTGGGAGATGGAAACCACCAACCGGCGGAAGTGACGGATCAACCATCGACCACACCGCCCCAAGAGAATTGCCAGTGACCGCCACGCCGTTGTCGAACTGCATCGCCGCACTGACTGACAGGAAGATCCAGCCGTGCAGGAATTCCGGCATCCTGGGATTCGACGGCGGGTCGATCACGAAATGCCCAGACCACTCCTTCAGGCTGTTGATGTCGCCAATCATCGATGGTGGAGTCGTGGTTCCGGTTGCATCCCAGATGATCTCTCGCGCATTGTGGCTTTGGAGGACAGCCGCGAATACCTGAGTGATACGTCCAGCCACGTGGAACAGCTTGAGTTTGAACGGAATCGTCAACGTCCCGGTGGCCCACTCGGCATCTTCGGGATAGGTCATGTCGATGTGGAGGTGACCTGTTTGCGGATTCGCTGGCGGCGGTACAAGGATCGCATCAGACGCTTTCCAATGATGTTGAAAGGAACGCGTTGGCCACTCGGCTGGACTGGCGTAGTCGGTCTTCTGCGGATGAGCGTGGATCTTCATGATTTCTCCGTAGGTGGTTTAGGAGAGTTCCCCGGTGGCCCTATTACCACCGGGGATCGGATACGAACTTAAACGTGGTGATCCTTCTTGACCAACCGCCACGTCTGAATAGCAATCACAGCGACAATGGCTGCGAGAAGCGTATACAATCCCATCTGTGTGAGACGTATGAGCACCAGCATCTGGTCTTCAGCCTGCGCCGTGAAGAAGTGCTCGAGAGACATCGCCGTCTCCCTTTGCTATTCCTGAACCTGACCGGTCGCGAGGAACGGAACAATCTCGTCGATGTCGTCCTTGCGATCCTCGATCGCCTTTCGGACTTCGGCGAGCAACTGCTCCTTGGTCACCGCGGGGTCGGACGCCGCTGCGAACAGCGTCTCGAAGTTCTCGACCTCGTCGTCGAGGAACGCACGGACGCGACCCTCAACATCCTTGGCCTTCTTGATCTTCCCGATCGCCTTGGACCGCATCGCCTGATGCATCGGATGGCGATTGGCGTGACCGTGTCCGCCACCGTGGCCCTTGCCGCTTGCTGCGCTTTCGTTCATACTGCACTCCTACGGTAATAGAGTATCCGGATTGGACACCCTGGTGGTCGCTAGTCGTCCCAAACGATCGCGTCGAGTTTGTCTTTCAGCGTCTGCGCGGCCGCTTTGACTTCCGCCGGGTTGGTGGCGTTGACGAATACCGTTGCCGCCGACTTGGCTGCAGTCACTTGCGCGTCCACGTTCGGATTTTTCTTCGCCATTGTTCAACCTCCGAATGATACGTCGAGTCTGTGTGACCCATGTGGTGGCATGACGTGCTACCCAATGCCGAATCGGTTTCGGAAGTCGCAGAAAGATCCAGCACAAGGTATACATGGGATCACCTACGGGATGAGAGTGGCCAAGGCGAACAGCGCAAAGCCAACCGCCACGACACGATTCCACATCGGGCTCGCATGCTGCCATGCCGCAAAGGCGAAGCAACAAATCGAGAACGCGACACAGAGAAGATGCCAAGGCATAGAACAATCCTTTCTGGTGGTAGCTTCAACACCCGCACCCGCGCCCGATCATGGTCACCACCATAACCACAATCGAGCGCGGGCTGTGACTACCGCAGGGTGACAGACCCAGAGTCGCATTCCCTGTTCCAGGAAGCGGGTATGGTGGGGTCTTCACGTCCACGGAAGTTCTTTTAGGTTTCCGGATCGATCTCTTGTTCCGGATGGACCGCGAGCCACCGATCGTCTTTCGCGACCGACGACTCAAAGGCTTGATTGTAGGCCTCGATCACTTCGGCGTCGGTCGGCTCCGGAGCGTCCGGGTGCTCCTTGCGGAATAGTGCCTTCAATCCCGCGATGATGTTCGGTGCCGACTGAATCGCCAGTGCGATGAGCTGCTCGTTCAAGACGTGACCTCCTTGAGAATGGTCTTCGCCAAGTTGACGTAGATACGAATACGGTCGGCGTCCTCCTTCGGTAACGTCGCGACGAGTTGATCGAGACCAGTTTCCACAGCGGACTGCCAACCTGTCTGGGTTGCGTGGATTGTTGTGATCGCGGCCTTGTGCCAGATGGTGACCTTTCGTGTCGTCGCCGTGGAGAACACCGGCGGTTGCAATGCATTACCGTCTTGCACGGTATCGCGAATGAGATCGAGCGCACGTTGCACCCGATGATTGTTGTACGCGACCGCGGCTTGTTGACCCAACCGAGGTGGTGCGTTGGCGGCGCATCCGTTAAGGATGGTGCTCGTCAGTAGCGCGGTGAGCGCTAAAACGAGCGAGATGGTTCGTCTCTTTGTCATCTTGTCTCCTTTATCGTTCACAGAGAACCACCGGACCGCGCTGTTCGACGATACGCCATCCGTTGGCAGCGACCGCCTTCCATCCTTCTCTCCCAGGGATGGCGGCGTTGTAGTTGACCGCAGACGCTTGGTTGGGGCCAACCTTGGCGTGCATACGAGAAACGGTCTCGTCTGCATCAGCAGGATCCATCTGAACCGGCATCGGCTCCGGAGGATGTCCAGGACCATACCGAGTGTATATCCAATCGGGAGCATCGATCGGAACGAATTCAAGCGAATCGAACAACGCCTTGATGCATGAGGTCTCCGTTGGTCCCGGTGGGATGCATCGTTGCATAGTCAACGAGTCGCCGTGCCCAGTGATTCCGGAAGTGAAGAGTCCCGCCCCACCTCCGGCCGCTTGGAATTCAATCGGACGATTCGACCGACGCCCCGGCACGCCGATCTCGGCGGCACCCATGGTCTCGTTGTTGATCGTGGCGTCGCCGGTTCCTGGCACACCAAGACCCGGCCATCCGTCGTGGATCTCCAATCCATCCTTGCCAGCTTTGCGATACCAATCAGCGGACCGCCCATTCTGGTAGGTGGTGTAACCGAGCGACGGCACGTAGGGTGCGTCGTTGGGATCGCCACTCGCCGGGTTCGAATCCGGTCGACACATCCCACGTGCCACCATCAATGAACCCCATGAAGACGTTCGCCGAAACAATCCCGGAAAGACACTGTTGCCGTTGTACGGTTCGTTGGCGCATTCGCCCAGTGTGTGATCGAACTCGTTCAAAACGGAGAATGCACTATCGAGGAAGTCCTGCTGCTGTCCGAGACCGGAGGGAATTTGATCGCAGATCGCCGTCCCAAGGAGACGTTTGCTCCGTTCGCGAGTGAACTTGCACAGCTCCCGAAGGATGGTGAAGTAATCAGGATGATCGCGGTAGTCCAGACCAACGACTTCCCAATTCAAGAAGACTCGGATGCCGTTGCCACCTACCGTGTCCATCCAATCGAAGTAGGTACCGAGGACATCCCATCGGTTCTGTAACGCGAGATCCTGGGCGTTGAATCCCGTGCAAATCTTCCACCGATACGGACCGACCGTATCGAACAATCGGATCCCTTGTACGTGCAGACGTCCGTTGAGCGTCGGGACCGTGCCGCCGTCGCCTATACGAAACGTCAAGCCTTGGGTGGTTCCGGTGGCATCAACCACCGCAACCGGCCCAAGGTCCGTCCGTGTGCGAAGATAGTGAACACCATCGGAGCACTGCAACATGTTGCCGACCTTCTTGAATCGCTGCCACACACTGTTGACGTCGCGATCGGTCGACACGGTTTTGCCACCACCCTCTTCCGCGGTCAGGTAATGGCCGTCCACACAACGATAGCTGAACGTACCGTCGTCGTTGCGAATCTCTTCCCACTGTTGCCACGGACCGTCGGCTCCCGGTTCTCCGGGCAACCCACGAGCCGTAACCGCCGGTGGCGAACCGGGGACACGACTGTCAATGCCGCCCCCGAGCTCTGCGGTGACGAACATTCCATTCTCAGCGAAGATGTGCATGGTGGCTCCTAAGGTTTGAGGGACGAACGCGCCGCAAGAACTTTGACTACATAATTTTGGTTCCGAAATGGTCTATGGAGATTACCCACCTTGCCACCGTTGTAGGCGGCGAATGCCGGCTCCTCTTCACCACCGGACCATCGGAACAAGGCTGCGAGTTGTTTACATCCGTATTCGAGATTGATAACTGGATCGCATAGCTGGGTGAGATACGCTCCTTGGAAGCCATGCTCTCGAGCCACCGCGCCCATCACTTGCATCAATCCCCACGAGCATGACTGACCCCACCACTCGTTATCAGGATCACCGTACATACTGTGAAAGTCTTTGGGCGGATACTCCGAAAGAATCTCTGCCGGGAGCAACGGTCGGAACGGCGTCTTCTGTTTCGTATCCCAGAGGTAGCGGTACCGAGGTTCCGGATTCCACGCCCAAGGATTGAAGCTGGATTCAACAGAAACGATCGCGGCCACATCCAACGGTTTGAGACCGTGACGGTTTGCCGCCGCGTTGATTTCGACTTGGAGAAAATCCATTAGCCACGTTCCAGATACATACTGTGGAAGTCGAGTCGCTTGGTTGTCGTCACACCGTCTTCCGCATACATGATGATGTTCCCACCCATGAGCGTACTCAACGCACTTGCAGGAATCGCTACTGTCTGTGAGAATCCGTTGATGTCCAAGATTGCCTGCGTCGCCGAAATGACATTGATCGTACACACGTAGATCGTCGCTGGCGCTACCGAGATCAACGACGGATACATCGTCTGACCCGCGATGCCGTTGGTCGCATCGTGAGTGAAAGGTCTGAACCCACCATCTCCAGCCGCCGAGGAATACCGAAACCCCAATCCTTTCTGGCCAACACCCGAGGCCTGGAACTGTGCGTTCAATTGCGGTGACACCGTAGCTCCCCAACTGATCCAGAACTCGACACCAGTGACGTCTGCCGCCGCTGGTCCCGTTCGGAACTTCACTTGGAAGAACGGGAGATGCTCCAGCCAACATCGATTGGCGCCACCAGGTTGGTTCTGTTGAAGCGCCGTTGCCGCTGTTGCTCGCAACCACATTGAGGTTGTGTCGATCACACTACTGAACGTACCCTGCGTATTCTGCCAGCATGATGCCGGCACCTGCGCCATGGTGGTTGACGTACTCTCGATCCATGCCGCGGTGAATGCGCGAGACGTTTGTCCGGTGACTGCGGAGAGGTTGCCTCGAGCCAAGGTCTGCGCGGCAGAGGTGCCCGCCGTCGCAATACCGGCAGAAGAAACACTCTGTCCAATCTGACCACCAATAATTCGCAAGAGCAGATCGTTTAGCTCGAACCGACTCGACGTCGCAGTTACCGTATACCGTGGCGACAGCATACTGAGTTCGGCTTCGTCTCCGATCTGATCGATGGTCACTTCTTGGATCAGAAAGTCGCCTTGGCACGGCGGATCGGTTTGATCGACATGCACCATCTGCCCGGACTTCATCTTCGGATCACGAGATGCAAATCGAATCTGAACGATCGGCCGAGAATACATTTCTAACTCAGCGTGCGCTCGCATGAATAACTGGAACACCGCTTTGAGCGAACCATCTGAGATAACGTATTCGTGAATACCGTCCGTCTCATTCCCGTTGGCGTCGAGTTCAGCTTTCGCAAGAAGTTTCTGCGATTCGAAGTCGTCCGCTTGGAAGAAGTTCACTACTGTAGAACCCTGCGCAAGGTTCACAGTCAAAGCGGATCGAAGTTGAATCGCTGCGCGACCGGGGACACCGGTGACACCAACGTAACCAATCTCGAATCGTTGGAACGACGCCGCATCCTCGATACGCACACGACCACCAGACGGAGAGAAGTTCGAGATATCTGCAACAAAGACTTGTGTGTCTCCGATCTTCGCGGTCAGCGACGACAAACTTCCCGAACCTAATACGATGACTCGGTTTCGTACCTGACTGAGATCGACCGTAACCGTAAAGCTCTGACCCGCATCCTGGTGTAGTGTCAGCGGGTTGTCATCGGTCAGATCGTCTGGAGGATCGACATCTTCGAGATACGGTCCGTCAGGATTCGGCCAGATCGGAACGGGATCGACAGACAAGATGGATCCGCTATCGTATGGCAGGTTCGCTCCGAAACCACCTACGAGCAATCCCGGCAGGTACGCTCCGTTCGGATCAATGTAACCATAATCCGCATGCGAGAAATTCGACAGATCGGTCGTTGTGTTGTCCGGTACAATGATGATGCCCGTGACGTTAGAACCCCATGTCGGATCGTTGAAACCTTCGGGACTCGAATTCGTACCGAGCGGAAAACCCGCCGCACCAGGCGCGGTCAAACTGAAGTTCGGGTTCTTCAACAATCCCGCGCCCATGTAGATGAATCGAGCGACGACGTCCAACGTACCAATGACCGGTCCCGTCTGAATACCCGTCAGATTGAAACCACTAAGAAATTGCCCTAGGATCAACTGTTGAACAACCGTATTCGACGCCGGACTCGGCATCGACACGCTTCCATCCCGATAGAGATACGCCACCTTGAATTGCCACGCACCACCGCCCCAGAGCGACTGTCCTCCGTTCAACACCACACCCGTAGCTGAGGGTGCATTCGATGGTCCCACTGGGTGTCCCGTAAATCCCTTAATCGGTTGTTGAGTATCCTCGAGTTCAACGGCAGTGATGCTGATGCCGTTAGTTTTGAAGTTCGTCGTAAACGCTGTTGTGACGTTGTCGTTGATCTGAATGAATCCTCGAATATTCTCAATCGGACTCTGCTCTTTCGTATAGGCGATCCACCGATTGTAGTAGATTCGACGACCCACACAGGTGATGCCACCACCTGGATTCGCTCCGGTAGGGATTCCTGTAAACGACAGCTGTTTGAACCCCGTCGCCGTCAACATGTTCGATACGGCTTTCAGTACAGACTCGGTTCCATCGCTGTAAAGGAATGAATGACGGAACAGATAGTACCCAGGCTCATAACTAAACGTTGTTGGGATGTTTGACCCTTCAGCCACGGTCATGTGACTGGTATCGGTTGGCATCAACGACGGAGGCACTTCCAACGAGGCCGGTACCACATGGAAGAAATGTACATCCATGTCGTAGTCAATGTACCAATGACCCCCACCAATGGCTGCGGCCAAGTCATTCATCACTGAGATGAAGTCTTGAGATCCATCGAGAGAGACCGAGACCTTTGCGAGGTTGGTCTGAACATGGTTCGTCGTGAACCCTGGAGCGAAACTCGTCACCAAACTCTTTACAACATCCGATACTGATACCTGGGAGAAGTGTCCAACCGGACGACGACGATTGAAGAGCCACGTAAAGTCAACACAACGAGTCGCCCAACACAACTGATCCGTCTGACCTTCGTAGTTCTGATCGATCGTAAGTACCGAGCCACGGAAGAGCAAACGATTCCCGTCCGCGGAATCAATGATCTCAATGACTTCCCCGATGGTTGGAGTGTTGCTCTCCCCATCGATAACCATGTTACAGGTATTCGGTTCGCTACTCAGAACGTCCCGGATCGAAATTCCGGGTTGCCGTCGAATGTCATCTCCTCTGGTGAGAAAGGTGAATTGGAAGCCGTTTCGAAATGTAACCTCGGCGGTTAGAGGCTCCGTAATAACAACGTCAACATAGCCACGTGCGTGTGCCGGAGTGACCGCCGAGAAATGGTTCTCGTCAATAAACACGACGTTTGTCGCAGGCTCACCTCCGAAGGTAATCGTTGATCCGGTAACGAAGTTGTACCCTTCAATCTGAACCTGAGTGCCACCACCAAAGGGACCATGGCTGGGAGTGATCTTGGTGATGACACCCTCGACATAGGTGTACGCATTGAGAATCGTTCCGGTCTCGGAACCTTTTACAACAGAAACATCGACGAGACCGGCTTCCGTTTGCGCGGGAGCAACAAGAGTGATCGAAGTATCGCTAACGATAACAACAGAAGTCGCCGGTTGACTACCGAACAGAACCGATTCAACTCCAGAGAAATGTGATCCGGTGAGTGTGATCGATTCCCCTCCGCTGATCCGCCCAGCATTTGGGGAGACGTTCGTAATAACCGGTTTCGTGGTGAAGGCGTCCGGTCGCTTGAACTCAGCGATCGGTCCAGTGAATTGCGGATGTCCAGGTCCAGACGGCATAACGTTAGTTCAAGGAAACAAGTTCATACTGATGCAATGTCATCGACCCCGTTGCCACGGTCTGCGTCCAGAATAGATCGACTTGCTGTGAGATGCTCGAGTCGAACGTAGCACCAACGGCTGGTGCAGTATTCCACGGTACCAACGCGTTGACGCCGCCGATCGGCATCGCGACGTCCGCACCACCCTTGATATTGGGTGCGGTGAACCACCCACCTTGCATCAAGCTGGCCGCAGAACCAATCGTACGAGCCGTCAAGACGAACTCGAATGCGAAGCCCACGGTGGTGTAGGCGTTCGTCGCTGCATTGAATGCACCAGCCAACGTATCGAACACGATGGTCGCGCCGAATCGAACGTCAAACCGCCATGTTCCCGGTGTCGTCGCAACGGTTGACAACCGTCCGTTGCCACGAACGAGAATTTTGTCACCGATCTTCTTGAAGAAGTTCGCCGGTAGCGTATACTTCGCCTGCGCCGGAATTGCTGACGCGGCGGCTGCGGCCGTCAACGTCGCTCCGTCTGATTGCGAAGTAACGAGAACTTCTCCCCACGATTGTGATGACATAGCTTAGCTCCTCTTAGGCCCCGAATTGTTTGATGCCCTTCAATTCCCGCATGATGAGTTCTTTGATTTGTTGAGCGACTTGCACCGCGGTACCGTTGACGTAGAAGTTCATCTCGAGATGACCACCGCCAAGGCCTTGTCCTTCAGGAACAATCGCTTCCTTTCCGTGGAGCATTGCGATCGTTCCTGGACCGAAGTCGACGTACTCACCGCCCGTACCTCCTGCGAACCCCGGCATTCCCTTCCCATAGAGACTAATGATACCTGCTTGGATCAACGACTGCAACGACGCACCATGCTGAACCGCATACATGATTTGCTGGTCGCTGTAACTTGACGTTGCGGCCGGATTCAACTTGTGGAAGGTATCGAGACCCGCTTTGGTTGACAGGTCGTACGTCATCGAACTTCCAGCGGATTGTCTCTTTTGGAATTCCGCCAACGAAATCAATTCTCCAGAAAGTGTTCGCACCTTCTGAATGTTCATATCGATGGCGGCGTTCGCTCCATTCCAATGGGTCGACATTTCGTCGATTGCTCGACCTTGCTTTCCGAGTTCTTCTTTGTCCTTTGCGGTTTTCGCTTCGATCTTCTCGTTGGCGTACGCTGCCCAGTGTTCAAGGATTCGTTCTTTCTCGGCGTACTGCTGTCGTGCGAGTTGAATATCTTGTTCGACGAAGTCCCCAGAATTTTCGATCATCAGATCGAGCTTCGCCTTGGCTTCGTCGGCTTCCTTTTGAAAGAAGGCTCGAGAAGTATCAATCTGTTCGGTTCGCTTTTGGATCTCCGCTTCGATCGTTGACATGTACAATGCCTTCTCGGCATTGAGACGGTCCTCGGTGAGCTTCCCTTCCTGCTCCAATTGTTTAATGTGCGTATCGAAGCGCCTGGTTTCCAGCTTGATGAAGTCATCGATGTTGTCACCGTGCAACTTCATTTGAATCGCGAAGACGTCGGTCCACGCTTTCTGAATTTCAAGAGCCGACTTTGCACCTTGTACTGCGGCCTCAGCTTGCGCCTTGGTCAGACCGGGGAACGCTTTCTCCAAGTCATTTACGGACGCGCCAAGGTCCGCATAGTACTTCACCGATTCGACGATCTTCGGATTGACCCCAGCGAGGGTTTCTTCGTAGGAATGTCCAATCGAATTTAAGCTCTCCCACGTATCCGCAAAGTCCTTCAACTCTTTCTTCGAGAGTTTAACGGTTTCGTTCATCTGAGCGAGCATCTTCTCGTTGTGCTCCGCGATTCGGGCGTTCTCCGCCAACTCAGATTGCAATGCTTTGGTTTGACCTGCCGTGAGTTTGAATTCCTCCGCCACCGTCTTCGCGGATACTCCAGACGCAAGCAGATGCTCCGCTTCATTTGCGATCTCAGGACTGATCGTCAGGATCACCTCACGCCAATTCTGGGTAGCGAGCGCAATCTCCTCGGCTGCCGCCGAATGCTCTTTCGCAGCTGCGGTAGCTTTGACCATCTCGTCGGTCATGTGATGGGTCTGGACGGCAACGAACGCTTCTTGCGAACTCAAACCATAGAAGACTTCCAGACCAAGTTGTTCAAAGAAGTCGGATACCGGTTGCCACTTACCGAGTTCGAACGCGGCATACACTGAAGCGGCCGCGGCACCGAAAGCGAGTACTCCTGGTGTGAGTGCTACCCAGAACTTGCTCGCGGTCTCTACCGCTTCCTCACCGAGTTTGACGGCAACGAGTGCTGTGGTGATTCCACCCAAACCCACTGCTAGTGGTTCGAGTATCGACCGCCACTCAACCATGAACTTGACGACGTCCGTACCAACCCGAACGACTTCGACTCCCGCGACGGCGAGTCCTTCAACTTTTCCGACGATGACTTCGATGAGATGCTCTTTATCCGTACCGAAGGCTTCGGTGAGGATATCACTGACTTCGTCGAATGCATGAAGGATGACCGGTGATGTGGCGACCATCTTGCCGAGGTCTTCTTGGAAGTTCTTCCATCGGACACCCGCCTGTGCGATCTTCTCATCGAGCCCATCGTGTTGTTCGCCGAGTCGCTGCACGGACGCAGACACTCGATCAAGTATCGCAACACGAGCAGCTTCAACTTTTTCTTCAGCATCCAATCGTTCAGCTGTCGTACCGATGGATTTCGCATAGGCCTCTTCGGCTGCCGCCAGGTCGAGTTTACCGGTTAGGTACTGCACCCCACGAACCCTGCCGGTGAGTAGAGCATCGTTAATACGCTCGAATGCGTCCTTGACTTCCATTCCCTTCGCCTGGGCAAGCGCGAAGGCTCCGGTTGCCAAAGTACTATACTGTGCGTCGGTGAGTTTAACACCCGCTGCCAAGTTATCATTAACCGACTTCATGAGTTCAAAGTCGGTGATAGTATCGTGAGTTCCTTTCTTCAGACTCCCGAGAAGTTCTTCGCCCAGATCTCCCGCAGCGAGTGTGAGACGATTGAAATTCTGTTCGACATCTGCAACCTTCGCACCTTCAACGGTGATCTCGGAAAGGGCTTCGGCCGCAAGATGCGCAACTTCCTTTACCGCTTCGATTGCCGTTTCGGCGATGAGCATACCTTCGGCCACATGGACCGCGGAAGCATGCACACCACCGAAACGTTTCTCGAGAGCGTCGAGAGCTTCGTTGGAGATCGTGAGCGTAGCGGTAAACTTGTCGTCCAGTTCGATCCGGCCCGACAATGTTCCGATTGACAGTCCACCTTCAGCCACGGTTCTTCTCCCTCTTCCGACGAAGTCGTTCTCTCTTCTCCCTGTCCGCTTCTTCCATCATATTGTACGACGCCGCCAACACCTGTCCGATCAACTTTAATTGTTGCCACGTCTTGCGAGGAGGCTCAGCCGGCTGCCCGGCTTTCTTCTCTCCCCACTTCAGAAGGAAGTCGCTAACCGGAAACGGTTTCGGATGCTTCTCGATATCCCGTCTCAGATTAACGAGTGTCGAACACACCGACGCGAAGAGGTAGTCTAAACGCACCCCACCGATCGGTTCGATCTCGTCAAACGCCTGCCACGCAATGAACTCCTTTGCTGAAAGCATCCTCAGTAGCGTGTGTACCGAAGGGATCTTGAACTCGAGTGCTAGGCGGTGGGCGAAGCGCCAGTTGGAGCTTCGCCTAAGGCGTTTTTTGCGATGTTCACCGCATCCTTCTTGTTCAATCCGTTGAGCAGGAGCACGGCTTCGACGACATGCCCGTTCGCGTTCGCATCTCTCGTCTTGAGCTTCTCGATCGCGGCTTGCACCGCTTCTGGGTTGGTAACATCAACGAGACGTTCGCCTTCCTTGTTGACCAAGCTCAATGCGATCAGCATCAATCCGTTCTGTCTCTTCTTCTCGGCGATCTCGTTGTTCTCGAGAAACGTGATCAGCTGACCCGCGGTCAACGACCCGATGCGAGCCATCTTTCCTCCCCAGGATTTGACGGTACGATACTCCGTTCCGTCGGTCCCGAGGATGTCTTCCATCGATTCGAAGATGTCTGCATCCTTGTCGTCGAGTACAACCGCTTCCTTTTTCGCGTCTGCCATTACTCTGCTCCGTTCGTTTGGTGGTTAACGAACCCGCTGTCGACTACCGACTACGGATTGAAGATATGTCCGCCGGACGGCCGAATCGAGATCTGCGCTTCGAGTCCGCCATCGACCGGAGCCTTGGGCGCGATGTTCGACACGAAGCCCGAGAACATCCAATCCGATCCGTCGGGGTACAAAACGTTGTATCGATCTTTCGACCCATCGTGCCAGGCCTTGATCAACCCCGTCGCCGAGTCGTGCGTTCCTTCACTCTGGGGAAGGAAGTTGACCATGAACCCGAGCTCACCCTTTCGCCGGATGCCGACCACGTAGCTGTCATCCGACGAGTTCTGTGTTGAGGTCTCGATCGGCTTCCGAGACAGCGGTGGCGGCGTGATGTCTTTCAGTTCGGCGATCTCGACGCCGTTCCTTTGGACCAGCGTTCCGTGTGCCGAAATACCGTTGCTCTCGAACCCCGTACTGATTGAAGGCATCTGCGTTTCTCCTTATGACGGTCGTTTGTCGCCTAGAATGTTGAAAGACACACGCGGTCGGCCCTCTGCATCAAGACCGAGAATGTCACTGGGTTCCTGAAGTGGTCGTATCTTTCGATACCAGGTTCCCGTTGGACTGAGAATTCCCGATCCGATGTACTCGTTGCGGATCTTCACCAACGAGTTATACGCTGCTCTCGCCATTGCGTAGGCGACTACGTAACTATCTGCTCGGACAACAATCTGCGCTCCTGGCCGTTGATACGCAGGGATGATGACCGAGTTTTGCGTATTGTCTGGTGTCGTACCTCCTGTTTCGATGATAGAGAGAAACGGTCCTGGCCCAGTAGGCAGTACCTTGGCCGTTGAACGGAACATGTTCACTCTCGGGAGTCCAACACCGTCTCCCGATAAGATAAACATTACATCTTCAGACCATCCCATATCACGCCACCCAGTCTGCGATGTTAAGCCGACGCGCCACCCGCTGTCCGATGTATGCGCGACTCTCCATGATCACGGACTCAATGTACTTTGCTTGCCCGATCTTGTGGAACGCTTCCAAATCTTCGTGAACGATAACGGCATACGGTGCGTCCGGTCCTCCGGCAACAATCAGTACAGAAACTTTGTTGTTCTGGTCGACACTTGGTCCGATCAAATGTTCTGTGCTTCGAAGATCCCCGCTTTCAATTGGAGTTCTCCGAATCACTTCGACCAGTTCAATTTTCATTTCCGCATAAAGCGCATCACCAACTTTACGAGGATAATTCTTGACGACGTTTTCCAACTTCGTCTTCATCTCCGCTTTGCCGGTGAGCGACGCACCAGAAGCCATCAGCGTATCGTTTTCACTCCGAGCACATCCGTCGCCGCTTCAAGAACTTCGGCGAACTTCGCACCGATATCCGACCAGCGGAAGTTTGGACGTTCAATTAACGCGCGCCCGCGCTTACCGTAATCCTTTCTCATATCCGAATCTCGATAAAATCGGTCTAGACCTTCGATGAACGGCTGCCGATCCGCCAGACTACCAACGATGTTGACGCGATTGAGTGTGACGGCGATCTCCGAACACGGTATCTTGACTACGGTGTCTTCAGGCCACTCTCCCAAAGCCGCGTTGTCAGGTACTTGATTCGGAATCTCGCACGCCATCATTTCTGCCGTCGTCAAACCAAAGCCCTCTCCCTGGGAAGTAGAAATCCCAAGGTCGGCGATGTTGTAGTTTCGGGCGAGCACTTCTTCGGTCACACCCTTCCAGACTTCGGAATCTGAGAGGATGAGACGGTTCGCAATCCCGTAGTAGACTGCGAGTTGATGACAGTCATATCCCACATCGCCGGTCGGTGCGACATGGAGATGGAGATACGCGTCCGTGATCTTCCGAGACTTAATCCATTCAGCGAAGTAGGAAATCGACAAGTCGAATCGCTTCCTCGGTTGGTTGCGATTTACGTTCGAGACAATGAACGCGTCCTTCAAACCGCTGTCGTAATCGTTCGGTTGGAAGAACAGCTTTCTAGCCTCGTCTTTGTCCATCGGCTTGTAGGTATCCAGATCGACACCAAGTGGAATGACTGCGTACGGTCCACTGAATCCACCGAGCATCGCTTGATCCGCACCGAATTTGGTCCAGAAGACCGCCGCGTGGAGACCATTCAACTGGCGACCTTGGACATTCTTTCCGTCGATCGCAACGATACCAACAACCGGTACATTGCGAAGAACATCGAGGTATCGCCAAAAATTCCACGGGTCATTTTGAACGGCCACAACATCCGGTCGAATTTTCTGGATGAGGTCCGGGATCAGCATCTGGCCGAAGAGGTCCTCTCGATCCTTCAACTTCGCTGGCCAGATGTCGTACTTATATGGATGCGGATCTCCCCGATAGTTCAAACCCATGACGTGGACTTCCCACGGATGCGGGTTGTCCGGATTCGCTCGATAGTCCAAGTAGTCGCACAGCTTGTGCGTCGAACGGGCGAACCCACTCGGACACGCGGCATCACCGCAGAAAAGGAGTTTCCTCATGCGGCAACTCCTTCCCAAAACGGTGGAATAATCCGCTTCCAATCGAATCGTTCGACAGCAGCTTTCCGTTCGTCGTCGGTCGGAACTTTGAATCCGCCTTCGAAAATGTCAACGATCGCGGCGACCACTTCGTCAAAGGTTCCTTCGGGAACAAACTGCGCCCACGGCTCGAACCAGCGACGGTAGTGCGGGGCGTCAAACATTATGGGTCGCGCGCCACACACAAGCCCTTCGGCTGCGGGCATCTCGAAACCTTCACAACGTCTGAGCCCCGCAACCCAGCAGCATCTAGCGTAGACATCGGCGAGTTGAGGATCGGAGATCCCCATTCCCCAAAGGTCTGCATTGGGTGCTGCATCTTTTGGTCCAAGGTGGAAGTGGCGACCACCAATTTGCTTGACCGCCGCAGAGACTTCGGCAACACCCTCGGACTCGGCCACGAAGCCGGAAGTCAACATGGTGTGCATCTTCGTGTAGATCGGTTCCGTGTTCAGGAAGATCGGATCTACTCCGAGCGGCGACATGTAGAATTTAATCGCCCATCCATCGTCGAGAACTCCTGATGACATCGACGGATGGTCGTGTTCAAGCAATGCCTTAAGGTCGTAATACGACCAGACGATTTCGGCGTGCTGCCACATGCCAATCCAATCACGTGTGTTTGGACGTTGTGTCGAACGCATACAGTATTGGACGATACCGTATTTCTGGCCACGATCAACGCAACGCTTAACGGTCTCCACAGTCTCTGGGTAGCCGATCACGTGGATCAACACGAACTCGGCGTCTTCTTCTTTCTTCACGAATTGCACGTGGCGAGGTGCGTGCACTTTCAACGCTCGAACAACTCTGTCCATCGCCTTGGACATGTTGGGTGGCAACTCGATGTACGCTCTCATGGTGGTGAGATCTCCTAATTTGGGTTAACGCCGCTGTCTCCTTCGAATGTCCACACTCCTTCGGTAATGTGACCGTGATAGAAACAACTCCCTACATCTCGGATACTCGGTTGGAGCGTTGGCTTGTCACGATCGCCGTTCCAAATCCACGACGGAGTTCTTCCATCGGTTTCTTCGGCCCTGTGAATCGGCAGATTCATATGATGTCCGCATCCACATGGGCACTCACAGTAAAACCACTTCTCTCCTTCCTTGATGCAGAACGATCCAGGCTTCTCGGCCTCGAACAGTTCGTCGAGCGAAGCGCATTTGGTCGCGACAACCGAAGTCAATAGTGCACCACCCGTGAGTCAGGATCAATCCAAAGGGAATAGCCGGCTTCTCGAATGGACCGACCCAACCCTCTGCAGTGGTCGATCGAATCCCAACGAACACCGGATCTCACTACGTCTCCTCTCATGAGGATGCACGAACCCGCCGAATAGATCTCGGTTAACTGTCCTGGGACGAGAGACGGATGATATGGAGGAAACGGACCGAAGTGTTTCCCATCCATACCAATGTGACCCCAGAGATCATAGAAGTTGTCTCCAGCGAACGCCATCGGAGCAACCGACGGCACGTCCGCCAGATGAGACAACAACTTGATCATGGTCTGGCTATCCCATCCGAGATCTGATTCGACGTAGATGAATGCGTCTACTGCGTGGTCCCCCTGAACGCATTCAATGATTCCATTACACACCCATGAGATCGCTTTCCAACGCTCAGGTACGTCAGACCAATGCCATGGATGTTTACTGCCATGCTCACGTTTTAGTAGCGCATGATCCCATCCTCCATCTGAAAGATAGACTTGAAGTCGATCCCACGTCCGATCTTCGCTATCTCCTTCGGCGAGGAATAACTTCAATGAATGTCCATGGGACTCAAGTACAGAACGCAACTGTCCCACTTGTCCGAAGTACCGATCAAGGTACCCCGTAGAATCTCGAAACATCGACCCAAGCGCGATCTTCATTACCACCACTGTCCAGTTTCTGGATCGCGTTCCGGTCCCTTGCCCCACTTGTTGTGATAGTTGACCGCGGCCTGATGCTGTCGATGCAGGTAGTCTTGCATTTCCTCGTCGGTATACTTTCGCATTGTTCCATTGGGAGTATGACGAATGCCGCACTCAACCAACGTACAACGAATTCCAGCCAGCGCCAATCGATGTTGGTAATCGCAATCTTCGTATCGATAGAAACCCGGAGAGATCGTCTCGTCGTTCAGACCAACCGCTCGGATACACTCGTCTCGATACGTTAGCACTCCAAGCGCCGTGTCCAGAAGAAACGCGCCAGGAGTGGAGATGAATTTCTCAATACTATGCGGTGCAAAGGTCAAATCATCGTGTGCGATCACCCGTTCTTCAGGGACTTGAGTCATGAACCAGTTGAGCGATCGCGCGAGCGACCAACATGACTGTCCCGGTTCCGGGTCCGCGCTAATGTCAACCATCGTCCAACTTGGAATTCCTTCGAGCTCTGGGATGAGAAGTCCCGGGCACTTGCCGTTGTCGATAATGTAGACGTGGTCTGGTTTCACCGTCCCTTCGAATGCGGACAGCAACATGGCCCGAATCATGTCGTAACGGTTTCGCACCGTCACGCAGAGATTAACCAAGATAGACCTCGAGCAGGAACGGTGCGGCCGTGGTCTCGTCCATCAGTCCTTCAATGTTCAAGATGGGCCCAGTAGTCCCGTCCGATAGAGTAATAATGTCACGCTCATCAAGCGGTTCCCGACGACCGTTAGCACCACCATGACTAGGTAGTTCTTCAAGAAATGCCAAGTAGGTCTGAGACATGGCCTCTTGGCCATCGGCCTTCTTAATGAGCTGTTGCTTTCGAACCACAATCGCTTGAAAGGGCATCGGCGAACCATAAGAAGCATTACCCGCGTCGTCGCTGTCTCCCTGCCACGCCGCAATCGTGACGTTGTCCATGAAACCGTCGTCCCCACCAATCAAGCTCTTGGTGAGTGGGAGCGCCGTGTTCCGAATGATGCTACCGAAACCCATATCAGAAGCTCCGAGATCCGAGAGTACTGAACTGCGCCTGCGGGATCTGTTCAACGAGTTCGTCGGTGATCCAACTCGGAACCAACGCCAACGAGACCGCATCCGGAATCAGTTGCTTCTGAATAAAGTCTTTGAAGGTAAGCGCAACCGGTCCCGCTTTGATTGACGTGATACCTTGGGCGACGACTTGGTTGTCGGCCGTGAGATCCGTTGTGATCGCCAGGATCGCCATTTCCGATTCGGCGTTCTTGAGTTCTTGCGGGATGACGGTACTGGCAATCGCGTTCCCGTTCCGATCGAACATTCCGATTCGAGGCCACGCCAACGCCTGTGTAGCAGACGCAACCGAACCAGTCCAATATGGCCGAGTGACGTAGAACTTGATGATACCGTTCTTCCCTTCGACGATGTTGAGCTTTCTGAATCTGGTGAAGATCTGATCGAGGCCTCTCGTGGCCATGATCAGCGACTTCGGAAGAATCTCGTCTGGGTCCGAAGTCAACAACGCCGACACAGAAGCAGGAACGTGGAGTCGGAGTCCAAGGTACGCCTTGAACTCATTCAGGGACTCGTAGCTGTTCGCATTCACAGCCCCCGGTGTTTCGACGATCGTAACAGGCATCCGACTCCTCCGTGTCTACTTCTTCTTTTTCTTCAGTTCTCGTTTGCGTCGTTTCTCTTCGAGACGTTCTTGCTTCTCGCGCGCGCGACGCTCACGGATCTGCTCGATGGTTTCGTTGTCGTTGCCTTGAAGATTCGTATCGTCGTCGTCTCCATCGTCCTCTTCTTCGTCGTCCTCTTCACCCTCATCAGATCCTTCTTCTTCCTCGTCCTCGTTGTTGTCGAGGTTCTCCTCCTCGTCCGGTGGCGGAGGAAGCGGTTGATCCGCAGCAACGAACTTGTCCCGGAACGCTCGCGCCTGGTTCGGTGTAAGCTCGACGACCTCACCAGCTTTGACCATCCGACCGGTGTCGGCGTTGAAGTGGTTCATGCCGTGCTTGAGACGGTACGGTTTCGTAGAAGTGGTGGCTTCCATAACTGCCTTTCGAATGGTGGGGTGATGGTGGTCACCCTACCGGGTTTGGGGACTACGACATGTGAACGATACCTGACCGACCCGCGATGTCCGCCTTGATCAGCGGTACCTGAATCTGGAACGTCTTGAAGTTGATGTGGAAACCACCTTCGACGTCCCACTGAACGTTCTGCAACGTCTCGCCCTGGAGAAGCTGGACGACGTCCGACGTGTGCTGAACGAGGAGCACTGTTGCCGCCGGCATCTTGTCCGAGGACTTGACGGCGTCGATGCCTTCGACTTCGAGGAGCCGCTGACGAATCGTTCCCTGGGTGTTGGTCTTGAAGTCACCGGACAGCTTGACTGCCGAATCCCTCGAGACGTACAACCAATACGGTCCGTAGTGGCGGGCGTTCTGAGCTGCCAGCAACATCGTGAGAACGTCGGCGAGGATGTTCTCGCCCGTCTTCGCCGTGTTGGTGTTCAGCCAGTTGCCGTTGGTACCGTACGATACGGTCGTCCGGTTGGGGTGCGTAGTGTAGCCGTAGATGGGAAACCCACCGAACGACTTGCCCGCACCCTGGAAGAGAACTTGTTCAGACTTCTCCGTGACCTTGCGACCAGCCAGCCGCGCCGTCGTGGTGTCGAGCGGTTCGCCGCCGCTGCGCGAGGACGCGAGACGACGGAGGTTCAGGAACCAATCCTTGTGGATGATCGGCAAGGGAACGCTCGCCAGATCGAAGTCCCCGCGATCGTAGTCGGTCCGACTGACCGGATCCATGGAAATCTGCGCATCGTCCATGTCCGTCTCTCGCTCGTAGCTGAAGAGCGTCTTGCCGAGCGAGTTCGGAACTGGGCGAGTCAGATTTCCGTTGATGAGATCCGCGATGCCGTTCAGCTGAATGACCGACTCCTCGAGAACGGCGGTGTCGAACTCGATCCACTCGTCCCTTCGCAGGGTGTTGTTGGTTCGGAGGACTTGCGCGGTCAGAGGCAGACCGAGTCGTGCCGCTTCTGCAAGCCGCTCACCCGCCCATTTTCCCGAGCTCCCTCGCATGAGGGCGCGACCACTCGAGATGGACGCTTCATTGCGATGCTTTCTCATGTCTCTGCTTCTCCTTGGAAACGAAACTCAAACCGAAAGTGAATGCTGAACCGAACGAGGTGCTACATCACCTCCGCTTTGATCAAGATCGGGCCGACGACGTTGCGCGCATCGTACGTCTCGAGCGAACGCGCGAGGATCGTTCCGGCCGCGAACTTGCGCATCATACCGTCGCCGTTCGATTCGAGTCGATCGTTCGACGTGATGTTCTGACCCGACGGAATGAGAACGCACACACGATCGCCAGGTGCGCATGCGAGCACCTTGACCGAATCACCGATCGCGTAGTTCGCGCTGGGCGCGTAACCGTACTGGTACGAGTCGTCGACGCCCGCACCCATCTCGTCGCGTTCGGCAGCGAAGCACTTCGGTGCGACGCCACCCGCCGATGCGTGAGGGAGGATCGTCGTGACGCCGTCAACCAGCATACCTGGCTGGATCACGGCTCCGGCGATTCCCTCTTCGCTCTGATTGGGCCGACCCTTGAGAAGGATCTGCCGCCGTCCTGCACGAGGAACGTTTGCCATGTCTGAATCTCTCCTTGTGAATCGAAACCGAGTGAAACTTCAGAACCCGAACGAACGAACCCCGCCTACGAGGCTTTGGTCTTGCCCGTCGCTGCCCGGACCGCCGCATTGAAGTCCGGAGCCTTCGGCGCGCTGTCCGACGCGGCCACTTCGTGCGGGGTCGCGATACCGGAGTAGTCCGACACCGGTTCCGGTCCCGTCGCCTTGAGCAACCGACCCAGACGCTCGAGTTCATCGAGCGGCATCCCGGTGAGCGCCGCTTCGTCGTACTCCGTCTGCGCCGTTTTCAGCTTGCCGACCAGGTACGTCCGACGGGACTTGTCCTGGGCGAGCTGACGATCGACCATCCGCTTGATCTCCGGGTTGCGCGCGAGGAACTGTTCCTGCGTTTCCGGAGCGGCTTCGGCGACGGTCTCCTTCGGCTTCGGTTCGGCGGGCTTGGTCGGAATCTCCTTCGTCCCACCATCGTTCGGATGCGGTTTGCCGTCGTTGGGCGGTGGCGCATCAGCCGAACACGCCTTCTCGATCGTCTCGAAGTGGGCATCGGGAACGTCCGTCAGCCACTTCCGATCGCTTTCCGCGTACGCCGTCTTCGTCTTCCCGGTCGTGACCAGGGCAGCGCTGGCGGCGATCAACGCAGTGATCCGTTCGTCTCTCGTCTTCATTCCGGTGTCTCCTGTGGTTGCTGATGTTGGGGTCGTGGTGGTTTTGTTGCCGCACCCACACGGCGCAGCTGCGGTCTTCGGAGTCAGCTTCTGAGCGGCACGAAGCTGGGTGATGAGAACCTCGTTCGCTTGGTTTTCGTCGTCTTCGATTTCGTAGACCGTGTGGGCCTCGACCTCGGCGTACAGATCGCCGATGATCGCGGTCTTGCCATCCCACTTGTAGTCTCGAACGTAAAGGTCCATGTCGTACTCTTCGTCGTACATGCAATAGACGACCAGACCTTCGTTTTCGTAGACGTCGACCACCCAGCCGTATAGGGCGAGTCGAGGTTCTTTCTCTTCGAGCGCTTCGAGCAACTCGGATCGAACTTCGCTGTCACTTCGTCCGGCTGGCGCGAGCGTTCGAAGCGAGGCCAGCAGTCGGTCCTTGAGCGACCGTCTCGCTGGTTTCTCCTTCTTGTCCTTCTCGGGCACCTCTTTCTCCTTTCCGTTCACGAGCTCGTAACCTTTCGCTGCCATGCGATGGACAGTCGCGGTCCTCACTCCGCATCCCATCGAAATGCTACAAGCACCGATGTCGCCGTTTGGCAACAACGCGAGATGGTCAGGAATGACTTCGAGCCACTTGCCGCTGTAAGCTGTTCCGTTGTATTCTCCTTCGACCTCCTCCATCAAAACAATTGCACCAACCGAGATCTCGATGGGCTCACCCGCTTCGGCGCGAGTGTAGATCTCGACTGCATGCTCACCAGCTGCCTCGGCATCTTCGGCGTTAAGCCAAGCTTCCATCGTAAGCTTGCCGTCGACGACACCAGCGTTGAAGATGTATCCGAATTGTTCCTTCTCCAGGATCTCTGGAGTATTCCCGAGAACCTGGGTGCCACCTCGAACCGGATGACCCGGGAACACTGGCCGTCCGTTCCATCCTTCGGGAGCCATCGAGTACGCATCCGCCGTCACGTACTCCGGAGATTCCGCATTGACAGGCCAGATGACACCTTCGACAAGCGCGACAACCGGAATAGCGAGATAGTCACGCCCGCGAAAAGTCTCCTTCCGAGCAGCAGACGTCGCGCTGACCAGATGGAGACTACGATTGACCTTTACCTTCAAGCCACCACTCCTTTCCGCTGCAATCGCTTCGGGGTGGTTCCGATCAGCGACTTCATCTTTGCGAATTTCTCCGGCATCTTCTTTCGAAGATAAGCGACCTTCTTATTATAAGAGAGGACCGCCCACTTCCGATCGAAGGTCGCTCGCCGACGTGCAGCAACTGGGACCAGATTCGGATTGTCAAGTTGTTCGGGAGTCGCTATGTCGTCCAACGGCGGCAGTCCGAGCAGTCGGTCTCGAATCTCGTCTGGCAGAACCACGACTTGTGCCATATCCTTATTGATTCCCGCCCACTTGCTCGCGACCTCTGCTTTCTGGAGATCGTTCAAGTCGTCGATTTCCGGCCACCTCGGTTCGTAGTCGAGTTTCGGAGTCGGCAATGCACCGATTTCGATGAACCGATCGAGTGTGGGATGAACCACAACGGGACTCGCATAATCCTTTCGACGGTCAGAGATACGTGCCGTCCAATTGTCGTCGTCTTGAGTAGACGCCAACTGACCTCGTTCGGATCCCATCAGAATGCGCTGGGGAATTCCTGTCCCGGCGGAGATTTGGGACATGACTCCTTCGATGGGATCCTTGATTCCGGCGACCTGCGAGGTCAACGGATTCATCTTCACACCACGAGTGCGAACAATCCGGCGAAGGTCGTGGAGGTACTCGTCGATTTCGTTGTCGAGTTGAGCCTCGTCGTCCGGTTCGAGTTCCATCTCCGGATCAACGTCGACCTGAAACCCCGCATCGGCACGACGCCAGAAGGCCTCCGCACCACCACCAGTGATTTTGTCAAGGTCGTCGAGATTGTTCCAACAACGTTCGAGTCGAGGGATCCCGTTGATGCGATCGTCCAACAATCCGTCGGCAATGTGAATGATTCGCGAGAAATGAACCGGACGACCCGACAT